TAAATTATTTTTCTCTTATTTTGCTAAAACAAATAAGCATGAATATTTAATTACAATATCACAAGATACAGTATTTAAGACTTTTATAGACTCTAGTCATTCCGAGAAAGGAAATGAAAAATGGAAGCATATCAAGAGCGAGTAGTTTTAGAGAAAAATGAACTTGACGAGAAAATCAGTAAGCTGTCTACTTTTATTAGTTCGGAAAAGTTTTCGAGCGTAAAAGAAGACGAAGTCAATCGTCTTAGGAATCAGCTTTCTATTATGATTGATTATTCAAATATTCTTGGCGAAAGAATCTCAAACTTTTAAACCGAAGAGGCGCAACGGGATAAAAAAGATTGTAGTTCAAAACGTCAAGCCTTTGGCGGACGTTGTATGCCATAATTTTTCATCTGGAGATTATATGCCCGCCGAAGAGTTCTATCAACCGAATGAGTCAGGATCATTTACTTATGTTTTACAAAACAATAAATTAGCAAAGATAAGTATTGTTGATATCATAAACAAGCAACAAGAATCTTTTGAGATTAATTCTATACAAATTGAAAAGTAATAATTATTTTATAATTTCTAAAATAATACACGGTAGTGATTATCGGAAGTGCTCTTGGAGTTGTCTAGTTGTAAATAGAAACGTTGAAGAGAGAAGTTACTTTTGTAACGATCAATAATTAGCAAATATTGTACTCTTAGTGGTCAATGATCATAATGGTTATTGACCACTTAATTTAACAAAAAGGATTGTATGAGTTTCATTATTCGATTTTTACTTGAAGCATTTGCAACATCTGTTGTACTAGCCACAATTGCAACGTTTGCTATTACAGTGATTAATACAAGGAGATCACATAGAACTTAGAGGTCAACTAAATACAAGGAAATATTTAAAGGGCCTCTAAAATGATTTAGGGGCCCTTTTTATTTGGTAAGGTATGAAATATATGGAAAAATTAATAGCTTTATTCTTGATATTACTGAATTGTTCTAGTAGTTTAGAGATAATAACCGATTCTATCCGAAATGTTCAAGAAATTAAAAGCAAAAAACAAATTGTTAGAATAGATTCGACAATTGTTGATGGCAAAAAATTCTATGACGTACATTATAGGAACTAAATTATTATGACTTATTTGCTTGAAACAAAATTTTTACAATATGATACGTTTACTGTTTAAGGAGCATGTATGACCTCGGTTATTGTTTTAACTAGAGACTATCAATTTTGGGGAGAAATTGATTTAGAATCTAAAGGCAGACAAAGATTTTGGAAGTTATTATCAAAAGAAAAAATAGAAATCTTAGCTGCAGATGAATATGAAGAAATAGGTACTACATCTTTTAAAGTAAAAAAACCGTTTGTTATTCGCTTACTAAAATTTGTAGGCTATAAAATAAAGAAATCAGAGATTAATTGGAGTGCTGAAGCTATTTTTGCAAGAGACAATAATGTATGTCAATACTGGCATTATAATGAATATAGTAAGTCATTTAAATACCGTTGCAAAGATGGCGAAAGAACAATTGATCATTTAGAACCGAGGTCAAGAGGCGGAGAAAATACTTTCGAAAACACGGTCTGTGCTTGTCGTGACTGTAACGTGAATATTAAAAAGGATAGACCGCTAAAAGATACTGGTCTAAAATTAATAAGAAAGCCGTTTGTGCCAAAACAGAATAAAGGTGATTTTGCAATTATAAAATTTGCGTATAATCCTAATAAACTATCACATAGAATATATGTTGAAAGAATATTGGGAGGAGAAGTTTTAGGAGATTAGCTCAGACAGTTAGAGCACAGTCCTGATAAGACTGAGGTGACTGGCGCGATACCAGTATCTCCTATTTTTACAATTTTAGAGTTGAATATGAACTTTATTTGTGACAATTAAGACAATTATGAAACAAGGAGCTTTTATGATTGATGCTAAAATGTTAGTAGATAGTCAAGTTTGTGTTTCATTTGCAGAAGCTAGAAGTTTAATACAGAGTATGTCTGAAGAAAAACTAGTGCAACTATTGAAACAAAAGCAAGATCAACAATGGGGTCGTAAACTTAAAAAATCTGTTAGATTAGTATGGCCTGAATTATGATTTATGTTGATGATTTGAAACAATATGATACTAAATTGAAAAATAAAACATGGTGTCATTTATGGGCTGATGATGTTTCAGAGTTACATGAATTTGCTCAGAAAATAGGTTTAAAACGCGAGTGGTTTCAAAATAAAAAATTATTTGCTCATTATGATTTAGTGTCAAATAAAAGAATATTAGCACTTGAAAACGGAGCAACATATATTAATTTAAAGCAATATTTAAAAACAAAAGTGCTACAGTAGCTCAATTAGTAGAGTTCATCCTTTGTAACGATGATGTTGCGGGTGCGAGTCCTGCCTGTAGCTTTTAAAACACGAGGTTGACAGTGCAAGTCTGTCCAGATCCATTATAGATTTTGCCCGTATAGTCGAGTCTGCCTTCTAAGTAGATAATCGTAATTGGAACTGAAAATACTGGTTCGAATCCAGTTACGGGTATTAATTTTTTAAAGAAAGTGAGATATTTTTCTAAAGAAAGAATAGGTCAAATTTAATCCGAGTTAATCAATATCATAAAAAGCCAGATTTCTGGCTTTTGTTACGTCTAGAGCATTTTAAAAAGATATTTTGAACAAAACAGCCCCCATAATATCGTGCGCGCGTATAGACACGTGATTCAATGAAAATAAATTTTTCGATCAAGTTAAAACTTGAATGTCCATTTGTAAACCTAGCAATAACGACAGCTGCATGCTATTCTAAATTCTTTGTTTACATTTTGCGAAGAGTTACTTTTCTTATGAAAAAATGGCAAATTATAAATTGAAAATGCCTGTTTCTAACGCGATGCGTGCGCGCTAGTGCGATGTGCGCGTACACGCGCGAAAACAGACAATTACGATCTCTGCACGTGAAAGCTGCAACTAAAAATTATAGTGTGTTTACATTTAGGAAAAATTTGATGAATGTGGACAGTTGGTTTTGTAGTATCGCGATAATTTACATCTACGCGTTGAGAAATGTCAGTTGTCGTAGACTTTGTAGAAAAATTTAAAAATGAGATACTATTTAGTAATAACATTATAATTAGAATTTAAGTCGCCCAGTTCATAAAAAAAAAGTTTTTTAAGCATTCGTAAACTTTTGTTGAGAAAATGCATATAAAAAAATGAGCCTTTCGAAGAAAGGATCATGTCATTATGTACTCAAAAATAAGTCTATTCGTAAGTTAAGATCTAAGAGTTTCAATGAATACTCGATTAACATGAAATCTTGTAATTTATATAATTGTAAGCCGACAAAATGCGAATATTTATAACTGGTGATACTCATATACCTTATGATATTAGTAAACTTAATTCAACTAATTTCTCAGTTCAAAAAACGTTTAAAGAAGAAGCTGCTATAGTGATAGTATGTGGTGATTTTGGTTTATTATGGAAAAATTATCTAGATAATGAAGAAGCATACTGGACTAAATGGTTGAATGAAAGAATGTACACTGTAGCATTTATTGATGGAAATCACGAGAACTTTGCTAGGTTGAATAGATTGTCTGAAGTAGAGATGTTTGGTGGTAAAGTTGGTAAAGTAAGTGACAAGATATATCATTTGAAAAGAGGAGAGATTTATAGCATAGATGGTAAGAAATTCTTTTGTATGGGCGGAGCTAGGAGTACTGATAAAAGTAGCAGGATTGTGAATATTAGTTGGTGGAAAGAAGAAGAGCATTCATATAAAGAGATTGAAAATGCATTGAGTAATTTAGAGAAGAACAATAATGAAGTAGATTATATAATAGCGCATACATTACCAGTAACTATGATATATAAATATTATGAGATTATTAAAGATGACGAGATACAGGAACAATACATTAAAGATAATATCGAAGATTCAGTTGCAAAGTTTTTGCAAGAAGTTTGTAATAAAGTGAAGTTTAAAGAGTATTTTTGTGGACATTTTCACGATGATAAGCAAATAGGTAATTTCAACATATTATTTGAAAAAATAATTGAGATATAATAAAAATATGTTTCTTTGACTAAAATGATATATATTAAGTATAGGTGATGAAATTATGAAAAATCTTAATTCAAACAGTTTATATCGGCTAGGTCAACGACAACCGCGACCAAAAGGCAAGAATAATGTTTGAGTGAGATAGTGTAGAAGTTATTGAATAAAAAAAGAGTCTCACTTGAAAAAGAGGGACTCTTTTTTTATTTGGAATAAACGGGGCGTAGCTCAATTGGCTGAGCACATGATTTGGGTTCATGCGGTTATCAGTTCGACTCTGATTGCCCCGATAAATCATTGGATTAATGATTGAAAATATACTGGAGCATGGTGTAATTGGCAACACAGAAGCCCTTGGAGTTTCTTTTCATGGTTCGAGTCCATGTGCTCCAGCCAATTTTGAAATTATTAGAAAATTATAATGATAGTGAAATATTATCTAAGATAAAAAAACTACTGTAGTCTTCTTCAATTTATTTTAATCTTTTACAAATTTATTTTCTTTTCATTGTAAAACTATTTGATTTAAATAACTTAATTAAGAGATTATTTTATGTTAAAAGTTTTAATAAACTAAATTTGTTCATCAACATTTAGTTTTTGATTTTAAAGCTTGTAAATTGATTAAAGGGAGTATAGTTATGAATGCTAAAGAAGTAATTATGGAATTGGGTTTCACGAATGAAGAGGAGTTTAATGCTCTTGTAAATTCTTTGGATTTGACAAAGCCCGGCGCAGTTGAAAAGCTTAAGACGTGGCAAACGACTAATCTTACAAAAGCATCGTTGTTGAAGTTGAAAGAAGAATTAGATAAGACGTAATCATTACGAAACATAATTAAGATTTTAGAAAGAAGGTAGACATGTATCATACAAGTCTCATTGACAATGATTTATATAAATTTACTATGGAATGGGCAGTTTGTAAGTTATATCCGGATTTGAAAGTTCGGTATACTTTAATAATTAGAGACGACGTAGAATTTCCTGTAGGTTTTGCAAATCGATTAAAAGAAATTGTAGATAGTTATAGAGGACTAACACTTAAAAAAAATGAGAAAGATTTTCTTAGATATAAGTGTTATTATTTACCAAGTATGTATCTTGATTTTTTGAGTGGTTATCAGTATGATCCATCTGAAGTAAGTATTTCTCAGCCAGGTGGTCATTTATTTGTGACAGTTGAAGGTTATTGGTATCGAACGATTTTGTGGGAAGTACCATTGATGGCAACGATAAGCGAACTGTATTTTGAGATGAAGGGGTTGAAAGGTTTATCTATAGAAGAGCGACATAAGATTAATCATGATAAAGCTGTTGCATTAGCTAATTTGGGCGTGTACTTTTCTGAGTTTGGTACAAGACGAAGATATTCATTTGAGAATCAGAAAATGTGTGTCGCTGACATGAAAGAATATGCAGGTAATCATTTAGTAGGCACATCTAATCCATATTTGGCTATGTTGTATGAACTTACACCAATGGGAACACTTGCTCATGAATGGATATCTGCACATGCAGCTATGTTCGGATATCAAATGGCAAATAAAGCGTCTTTAGATGCATGGTCAAATGTTTATCAGGGTGATCTTGGAATAGCTTTGCCGGATACATTTACGACAGACGAGTTTTTGAGGTCGTTTAATACATATCATACTAAGTTGTGGGATGGTTTGCGACATGATTCATTTGATCCATTTGTTTTTACTGATAAGGTTGTTGATCATTATAGAAAATTGAAAGTGTCGCCGATGTTTAAGACTATATTGTATTCTGACAATATAAATAGTATAGGTAAAGTTACACAAATTCATGATTATTGTAAGAATCGAATAAATGATCGATATGGGCCAGGTACATGGATGTCCAATGATGTTGGTGTTACGCCATTGAATATGGTTATTAAGTTGACTGCGTGCTATGTAAATGGTCGATGGGTATGGGCAGTAAAGTTATCAGATACTGAGTCAAAGAATACTGGTAATGAAGCTGAAGTGAGGTTATGTAAAGAGACATTAAAGTTATTTTGAGGAAAGATGGAAAAAACGTCAACTAGTGAGTTGTTGAGTATAGCAGAAAGAATAAAAGCTACTTGTTTAAAAGATTTAGCAAATCAAATAGGTGTGTCTCATCAAGCAGTACATCAAAAAGCGCTGTATTATGGCATAGATTATGAGTTAAAAGCTATATTTAGAGAGAATCGGCCCGTAATATCATTACTTCCAAAAATGCCGGGTATAGTTATATTTCAAGGAAAAGATGAAAAGATTTATTTGTATTCAAAAGCTAATATTAGAATAATTGCTAAAGCACATTATCACAAGTTTAAAGATTATAAATTATCTTATGTTGTTGTTGATAAATCTAAAGTGATTTTAGAATGTTTGAAAAGACGGTTTAAAGATCCTGATTCAAGACTTCTTTGTGAAAAAGAAAGCGGTAAATTTCCATATATGCATAATAGAAAAAATAAAAGATATTTTATATATACGCCTCAAAGTCAGATGTGCTTAGGATATGCTTTGACTTTTGAAGATGCTATTAATATTTTGAAACGGTATGTTTTTAATAAAAAAATAGAAAAGAAAAAGTTATTTGTTCAAACTGTTTCAAGTGACAAGTTATATAAATTGTATGTAGAGAAGAAATTAAACCTTGATGAAATTGCAAAAAAAATGCATACGTCTGCAAGTACAATTTATCTTAGTTTGAGAAAATTAAATATTCCAATTAATAATGTTGGGAGACCAAAAAATGATAAGTGAAAATGAAATTAAAAAAGTAATTAATTGGCTTAATTGTAGATTAGTTGACTCTAAACAAAATGGATTTGTTATTGGTATTTCTGGGGGAATTGATTCTGCTGTTGTATCTGCTCTTTGTGCTGAAACAGATAAATCTACTATGGTTATTAGTTTACCAATACATCAATGTCAAACACAAATTGACCAAGCTTCAGATCACGTAACGTGGTTATTAGAGAGATATTCTAATGTTGTGTCTTATTATTTAGATTTGACGGAAGCATTTGAATCATTAAAAGACTCTATTCGACTGTGTTTAAATTATGATTTAGTGCTTGCAAATATGAGGTCTAGATTGAGAATGACTACATTATATGCTTATGCTAATAGTTTTGGATGTTTAGTGGTTGGTACAGGAAATAAAATTGAAGATTTTGGCATTGGTTTTTTTACGAAGTATGGTGATGGCGGAGTAGATATTAGTCCAATAGGTGATTTTATGAAGTCTGAAGTATATGATATTGCAAGATATTTTGAGATTATTCCATCAATACAACAGGCAAAACCTACAGATGGACTTTGGGGTGATAATCGTACTGACGAAGATCAGATAGGTGATACTTATGTAAATCTTGAAAAAGCAATGTTATTTTGTGAAAAATTGAAGATTGAGACTGTTCAACACTATGAAGAATTGAAAAAATTAGGTTTTATTGAATTGGTTGATGTTGAAGAAAAGACTTTATATAATTATTTAAAAAGGCACGAAAATAATTTGCATAAAATGGTAATGCCGTTAATATGCAACTATAATTAAATTAAATGAAAGGATGTGTATGGCTACAAAAAGAAAAGTTTGTGTTCTTGGAATTGATCCACAAGACGATTTTGTAAATCGTAGTGGACAAGCTAAGCTTAAGGTTGACGGTGCTGTTGCTGGCGCTGACAATGTGTCAAAGATGATAACTCGATATGGTGGAGACATCGATGATATTCAGCTTACGATGGATTCACATTATCATATCCATATTGCACATTCTTGTTGGTGGTTGGATAAGAATAATAATCATCCTAAACAATTTACTCTTATTCCGCATGATGCTGTTATGAGCAAGGATTTTAGAGCAAATGATCCAGCGCGGCAACAGTGGTCTGAGTATTATACTGAGCAATTGATGAAGAACAAGCGGTTTACTGTGTGTATATGGAATGATCATTGTATTATTGGATCAGATGGGCAAAAAATTGATCCTGTTATATATGAAGCAGTGACTAAGTGGGAGCATGACTTTTATGCTATGGCTGTGAGGACTACAAAAGGTTCATGTATGTTTACTGAACATTATTCTGCTGTTAAGGCAGAAGTAGAATATCCGAAAGATATTTCAACAAGGTTTAATAATGACTTTGTTAATGTTTTGAAGACGTTTGATGATATCCTTGTATGGGGTTGGGCACTTTCTCACTGTTTGAATTTTACAATGTCTGACATTGCTGAGGATTTTGGAGATGATCAGGTTAAGAAGATTGTGCTTCTTACTGATGCAACTTCAAGTGTGGGTGGCTTTGAAAAGGACGGCGATGATTTTGTTAATCGTATGGTTGCAAAAGGAATGCGTACTGCCACGACAAAGACATTTTTCTAAACAGAATTGACACTTTAAATAAGGAGAATAATTATGCCAAAGATGATGGGTATGACTGATGCAGACATAGCACAGACTGCACGCGGTTTTAAGTATTCAAATGTTAAGGCTGAAAAGCTAGGAGCGTCTGAGTACACAATAACTGAGATTGTTGTTGATGCTACTGGTTCTGTTAGTCCTTTTGTAAATGATCTTGAAAACATGATTTCTGAAAGTATCAATGCATGTAAGAAGTCTCCCAGAAAAAACAATTTGTTAGCTCGTGTAACAAAGTTTAATGCTGACATGAATCGATCACATATTGATGAAATTCATGGTTATACTTTATTGGATACTATTGATACTGCTCAGTACAAAGGAGCAATTAAACCTGATGGCGGAACGCCTTTATATGAAGCCACGCTTGAAGCAATTGAGACACTTCATGATTACACTGCAAAGCTTTACAAGACAAAGAAAATTACTTGTAATGCTATAGTGTTTATTATAACAGATGGCGACAATAATGCGTCCATGAACATTACGACTGCAAATATTAAAGAAATGATTCAGAAGATTAAAACTGAAGAAATTCTTGAATCAATTCGTACAATACTTATCGGTATTAATGACACAGATGCTCATTTCAAGGCTCGCCTTGAAGCGTTCGTTAAAGAAGCTGGACTCGATGAATACATTTCAGTTGGTGAAGTTAGTGCTGGTAAATTAGCTAAACTTGCTCAATTTGTTAGTCGTAGCACTTCATCTCAGGCACAAGCAAAAGGTACGGGCGGACCTTCACAACCGATCAGTCTTAAATTTTAATGAGCGAGCTGGATATTGAGGAATATATCCAGTTTGTTATGTAGAAAATATGAGATATCCAATAAGTAAACCAACAAACATTCCTGGAAGCGGTAGTGCAATATTTGTATTTACTGGAAACTATTACAAGATTTTGCACTTGACATTTATAATATAAACAAAGTGGCTAAAATTTTGCAAGGGTGCATGAACGATAAACAAAGTCAACAGGAGGTTGCATGATGAATAGTGATTCTTATTTTGAAATAGGTTCCAGTCATATTGTTTGTCAAGATTATGCATTGAGTGGTTCATACGACGGCATGACATATTCAATTATATCTGATGGATGCTCTGAAGCAGAGCATTCTGAGATAGGCGCTCAAATAATATGTCATGTTGCAAAACATACTATAATATTATTACATCAGTCGAGAATATTTAAACAATGTGATCTTGATGCTTTATCATCGTTATTGGGTAACAGTATTTTTAAACGAATTGATGATATTCGAAAGCTGTATCCAATTCCGCAAGCCTCTTTACAAGCAACATTACATATTGCTTTAGCTTATGGTAACAATGCTTACACATTTTCATGGGGTGATGGAGTAATCATTAGTAAGTGGTCAACGGGAGAAATCAATGTTAAAGAGATTTCTTATCCATGCGGAGCACCGATTTATCTTGTGACTGATGAGCAAGCTTATAGAAATGATCGAAGAGATTCGAATGAGCCTTGTGAAGTTGTTGTTAAAGATTATTGGTTGGGTACGGATGCTGTGCCAACAGTTGTTGATAAAAGTCAAGATCCATTTAAATGTATTGCTTCTCTTTATACTCCTAGATTACAGTCGTCAATAACGATATGTTCAGATGGCATTAAGTCGTATAAGGAAAAGAATATTATTGATATATCATTATTGACAATGGCAGCTGAGTTTACAGATTTTGCATCAACTGATGGTGTATTTGTTGAGTGTTGTATGAAATTTTTGAAAAAGAAAGCTTTAAAAATGCAATGGTCGCATTATGATGATATTTGCTGTGGAGCTATAATAATATGAAAGTAGATGTTCAGAAAATTTTAGTACAAAATAAAGTCGTGACATTGGACAATAACAATGACTACAAAGCTGCAGGTGGTCAAGCTGTCGTGTATGTTAAAGACAATGTTGCATACAAGATATACCACGACTCAAGTGATATGATTGCTGAGGTAAAGATTAGAGAGCTTTGTAAATTGCAACGTGATGAGATTTTGTCGCCAAAAGATATCATTTATAATATGAGTAAAGACCAGATAGGCTTTACAATGTCATACATTGATGATACAGAATTTTTATGTCAAATTTTCACAAAAACTTTTCGAGATGACAAAAATATCACAACTCAACAAATAATTGATTTAGTAAAAAACATGCAAGAAAGCTTAAAATACATACATACAAATGGTATTCTTGTAGTCGATTATAATGAAATGAATTTTTTGTTAGACAAAGCATTTTGTCGCGTTTATCATATTGATGTTGATTCATGGCAAACTAAAAATTTTAATGCTCCTGTTATCATGGAATCAATAAGAGATAGAACTGTGCCAATGGGTCAATATTCAGAAGTTACTGATTGGTTTTCATGGGCAGTTGTCACATTTCAAATGTACATTGGAATTCATCCTTATAAAGGTATACATCCGACATTTAAACCAGCTGAATTTATGAAGAGAATGGATCTTAATGTTTCTGTGTTTGACAAAGATGTTACTTTGCCTGACACATGTCAACCATTTTCAGTTATTCCTAAAAAACACCTTGAATGGTATAAAGCTGTTTTTATGAAAAAAGAACGATCAGTTCCGCCATACGCAGATGATGTAGTAATAACTGCTGCAGTGACTAGAGTTGTTGGCAGTAAAGGTGATTTTATTGTTAAGCTTGTTGCAGAAGTTGAAGAGAATATCAGAGGAGTGATTGTGTTTTATACAAATAGATATATAGTCACTTCTAAGCATATATATGATGATAGTGGTAAAAAAATATATGACTTTAAAATAAAAAGTGCGACAGTTGGCATGTGCGATGTTTTTAATCAAAAGCCAATAGTTGCTGAATTAGTTAACAAGAGATTAGAGTTTTTTGATTTACAGCATAATCTTCTTAGTGCTATTGAAGCTGAAGACATGATGGGCTACAATGGTATGGTTTATTCTATGAATAATGGCAAATTAATAGAAAACAGTTTCGAGTTATTTGGTAAGAAAATAATTCATTCAACAATTGAAGTATGTAATGTTGGAAAATCATACAAGGCATTTAGAGGTGTAGTTGTGCAAGATGTATTTATAAAATGTAGGATTGCAATACCATTTGAAAGAAAATCTTGCATAAATATTCATATTAATGAGTTAGATGGTCATCGTATTATTGATGCTAGATATGATAAATATGTATGTATAGTAATGTCTGAAAAGCACGGAAAATATACGAAAACAATAATTTATTTTAATAATGATCATTCAAGTCATACATTGAAGCAAGAAGAAATTAGTGCTTTTTGTTCAGTCAATTTTGTCGTATTACCGAACAAATTAGCAATAGCAATTGATGATGAAAAGTTGTCTATATTTACTGAGAAAAGTGTAAAAGAAATAACTACGAATTTGCCGTTAGATGTTTCAATGAGATTACATCATCAAGACATGCAGCCATTATTTGTTGATGGTAACAAATTATATTCAGTATCAATGAAGTAAGATGTATGGACATAATTAAAATAAATAGTTCTATAATTATAAATGATGTTGTAAAGGAGCTTTTATATGATAGGTGTGTTTTTCTGTCGGCTGTTCGGGCATTCGTTTTATACTGGTAGTTTGGGTTTGTGGAAAAATACTGGTCATAATTTTATATGCCGTCGCTGTGGAATCACTTCAAGGAGCTTCAAAACGCACTGGATATTGTGGAGGCTCCTTTACACAGCATACAACAAAGCAATGGTGCTATGGGCTAAAGCCAAATGCTAATGCACTTCACCATTGCTCGGACGTTAATGATTTAAAAATGTATTATAATGAAGTGAAACATCATATAATTTTTAGGTTAGATGATTAATATAATTGGTATTGGCTATAAAGAATGTAGTCATTTTTTAAGAAACATTGGTTTTACTGGTTTTGCGATATTAGATAAACACGTTATTTCGATGCTTAATTTGTTGGGATGTAATGTACAAAAACCAAGAAATAAAAAAGAATATAAAGAAGTTGAGCAAAAGATGATTGATTTTGCAAAGTATATTGAGTTAAATATTGATCATTTAGATTTGGTTTTTTGGTCATATAAAACTGGAGAGATAATTAAGTGACGATGAAATGTGACATGATATATAAAGATTTTCGTCAACTATTATCTATTGACAAAGCAGGACAGAATATAGTAGTTTATGATGACACATGCAAGTTGACATTGCAAGTGTTAGCTGAGAATTATTTGACACAATTTTGTAGTGATGTTTTGAGAATAAGTTTGATTGATTGTGATGTTACATTAAATCTGTCAGATCAAAAAACGTTTTCACTTTCACATTTTATTACTAAACAATCTCTACAAATTAATAAATTTAACTTTATATTGAGTGAGCAAGAACAACTGTCACAAAAACAAAAATTTTCAAATCGACCTTTTAGTTTTGAATAATATGCTAAATATTGATAATGATGTTTATTCACTATCTCTGTCTTTATCTAAGATTGTTAAAAATCAATCAGAATTAAATAATATATTGTTTGTTTACAAGCTGTCAAAGTATATTCGACTTACACAATTTAAGCAAGATGATGATTACTTTGAAACAGCAATTAAAACGTTATTACAACTTATCAAGAAAAACATTGCTGATTCAATCTTAGCATTATTAATATCATACATTACTGAAAATTCGCCAATTTTTTCTGAAGAAGATATAATTGCTTATTTTGGTCAAGATGTAAATGAAACAGTTAAAAAATTAAACACTATTCAAACTATTGTTGATTCTAATGCAAAAATAACTCAAGTTAAAAAACAAAAATATTGTAAAGAGTTTTCAGAAAATATTATATCAATAAGGGCTTCATTAGTCCTTGCTTATCTTCAAGTGTCAAGTCTTGATAATGTCAAATCTTATCCTATTAAGGTTCATAAACGGTATATTCCTATATTTAGCATATATCCTAATGTATCTGAATTTGTTTCAAATAAATTGAAGAAATGGCTAATACGTCAAGTCAATAAACACTACCTGCAAAATAAATCTGGTTCAACGCCTAAGCTTTTTGATACTCATGAAATGCTCAAATATTATTCAATAATAAACAAATAATTGTAAATTTTAAAAATTTGTTGATAAAGTATTTTATTATTACAATAAAATGAAAGGAGGATATTGTCAATAGTTAAAATGCATTAGATTAATTTACTGACTGATTAAAGGTCAAAAAACAAAATTGTTATACTGAATAAAAGGTATAACACAACCGAACTGAATAAAGGTTCAAAAACAAGGAGATTAAGAATGTTTACGAATGAAGTTTTAAAATCCCGCATAGAGCAAGCCGCAAATATTATTAGACCATTTTTCAAAGAAACAGATCCCGTTCAAGCGATTGATAACATACTTCAAAAATTGGGTATTGACGACACTGATCTTGGAATTCAAATATTAGAATCTGCAGCAGTTTCAATTGATGACGTTGAAAAATTGAAATCCTCAATTGTAGCTATTTCAGTTATTCCGGGGCCAAGATTGAAAATAATGTTGTTGATATTAAAGGGTATTGATCCATTTAAACAAAAAGAAGTTGAAATGCCGCATAATGTTGATGTAGTTAGTGTTGTTATGAAGCAATTGGAAATGCAAAAACCGATTGGTCAATGGTCTGATACAGATTTATTACATAAGTATGATAAAGATACATCTTTTGAAATAGTTGAAGAATTACGAAAGAGGTCTAAAGATAGACCATGCATTGTATTTTTTGATTATAACAATAAAAAAATTGACATTGACACATCACTAGTATTGTTACGTCAAGCAAGATATGCACTAACTCCGTCAACGTTTGAAGTTGCTGGTAAAATTTGCAAGGTATATGCTGTTGGTGAATTTCCAATGGATGTACTTTATGAATGCCCAGTTCATTCTAATGTTTTACTGACTGACGGTTATTGTGAAGAATGTGGCATTAAATGGCCTAATTTTGAGAAAAACAAGAAAAAATATGCATTTATTCGATTGATGTCACAAATTGAAAAAGTGCAGCCAACTGCTATTAGAGCATATTCAGAAGATGATTCAGAAGACCGTTACATACTTGAAGAGTTGAAAAGTCATTATCCTAAAATAATGCTTAAATTTCAAGAGCTGGAAGAAACTGACAGTCTTCCTGTTATGAAACGAAGATTATCTTCAACTAAAAACGGTGATCCTTTTAGAGTAATACATAAACAATACTAAAAAATAATGCAGCTCTAAGTAGAGCTGCATTAAATTTTGAAGGGATGAAATTATGATTTCAAGAGATGCATTGGGTTTTGCTGTAACTAAAAATATGAATCGAATAATGAATATAAATGGTCATTATGTGTCAATAATGAGAACTGATAAAGTTGATAATCATAATGGTAATTTGCCTCCTGGCATTCCAATTCCATGTTTACCTGTAGATTATCTTAAGAATAGACCAAATTTTTGGATTGGTGGTCAAGGATCGTATGTATGTCCCATTGAATCAGATTGGGCACTGTGGTTTAACTGGGAAATGAATAAACGAGATATTGCAATATTGACATCAGTGAAAGGCATGAATCCTATAACTGGTCAACGAATTGACGGGCTTGGATTGGAACAATATATGAATAAATGTCCTGTTCATGATATACAATTTAAATATGGTAAGTTTTGTTCTGAATGTAATTTTAAATGGCCAGAACAAAATTATGTTGCAGATCCTTGCAAGTTTTATCTTGATGGATTTAGATCGTCTGATGGCGAAGTTAGACAATTTTATTTTACTGAAGATATGATGAAGTCAATTCCTGAGCTTGTTATTGGCAAAGAAGACACTATGCCTGCTTTTGGATTTTGTTTTTATTCATTAAAAGATAAAAAAGTTAAGTTTGAAAACGGAAAAAGATTAAAAAATATATGGCCAACTGAACAAGAGTCTGCACGGACATTTGGTGTTACAGGATCAATGGGTATGCGTGGATATACAGGATTTAAGGGATCATCAGGAGTTTGTGGGTCCGATGCTCGATCAAAATGTAGCAGAAAGTCTTTACCGCACTCTGCTACGCCCGGCATATATTACAGTTCACTTTATATGAGTGATGACAGTGTGCACGACATGAGTGATAGTAATTCATCTTCAACAATTGATGATACAATTGGTAGCACTATATGTGCTATGCCAGTGGCTGCTGCAGAGGCTTTTGAAATAAAGACGTCTAGCGGTTTAATATTAGAAGAGCGGGAACGATCGATAGATGCTAGTGTTGGTATTGGTGCAGGTGAAAAAATACGGCAAATGATTGAAAAAGATATGAGGTCAATAAAAGCTTGGCAAGATGAACCATCTGGTATTATAAGAATTTACTTTGTTTTTCGCGAGCAATTTGAAAGATTTGTTGAAGATGGATTAAACAATTTGACTGGGTGCAAAGAATCATTTTTGGATTCATTACCAGTAGGAGGAAAATAATGAATAAAATAGATTTATTATTTATTGTTGATGTTACAGGTTCAATGGGAGGGTTTATAAATGATGCTAAATGTAAGATGCAAAACATGTTAACATCATTATGTCAAGAGACAAATAGTTACAATAATAATAATGGATTGTTGTTGCCTACAATAGATTTAAAAGTTGGATTAAGTGTATATAGAGATCATCCGTCACAAGAAGAGACTTTTGTGACAGTGACATTTGACTTAAATAATGTTGAAACAATATCTGATACAATATCTAAAATTACAGTTAGAGGTGGCGGTGATATTCCAGAAGCAGTGATTGACGGCATTATTGACGGCATAAATAATATGAGTTGGCGTGAAGATAGTAGAAGAATTGCTTTTTTAATTGGAGATGCACCAGCACATGGTATGATGTCGTATGAAGATTGTTGTTTATGTGGTAAAACATGGGGTGATGCTATTAATGTTGCGCAAGAAAAGAATGTTATTATTTATGCAATTAGTTTAATTGTGAATAAATATACATCATTATGTTTTAAGACGTTAGCTAATTTTACTGGCGGAATATTAATAGAAGATACAGATGCAATGAATGCAATTGTCAAGACGCTTAAGTCTGAATTTGACAATATTAATTTAGATTCTAAAATTTTAGATATGTTGTCAAAGGGTCGTACCGAAGATGAGATTAGCGGTTTATTGAAAATTGACAGAGACGATGTTGTAGTATCAAAATCAAGAATTGCTCAGTACTAGCATTTTTATTTAAGTATTTTGAAAGGGCTGACAATTTGTCGGTCCTTTTATTTTTGCTTTATATCTGCACACTTAAAAAGTTGATCTACAATTTACAAGGAGATTATATGTTAACAAGAGATAGTTTATTAACTGTTGCAGGTGTTTCAGAACCACCATCATCTACAATATTACCGTTTTCGCATATTCATCCAAAAGCACATTTAACTACAAAACATATAGTTTCTAAAGGTGGAGTTTCTACGCCAGTTTTTGACAATATTAAAGAGCAAAGTGCATCTTCAGGAGATGCACCACTTTTATTAATAAATATACCCATGAGTATGAGTTTAAATGAAGGTGATGATTTGTTTTTATCTGCTGCTGCTTATGGTAGTGAACCTTTAAATTATCAATGGAAGAAAAACAATATTGATATTACTGGTGCAACAAGTTCTGTTTATCAAAAATTTAATGTTCAAGCAAGTGATGAAGCTGCTTATAAATGTGTAGTTACAAATGTTTATGGTTCAACTGTAAGTCATGTATGTGAAGTTACTGTTGTTACTGCTGTTACTCAGTATACAGTTGATTTTACTGCTGGAGCTGGTGGAAGCATTAGCGGAAGCACAAGTCAACTTGTTGATGAGGGTGATGATTGTACTGCTGTTGAAGCTATGCCAAATGAAGGATATGAATTTAATGGTTGGACTGAAGATGTTACAAGTTCTGAGAATCCATTAACAGTTCATAATGTGGTGACAAATATGAATATTACAGCAAATTTTATATTAATACCACCAGTGGGACCTAATATGAATGTGCTTAATTATTATTATAATCAAATGAATGAATAATGCAACCATTAATTGAAAATAGAGATTACGGTACGTCTGGTTTAGATCAACTTGAAAAACAGTATGTTAGTCTACCAGACATGTTACAAAAACAAGTCAAACGACAATTTAAAAATAGAGTAAAGGAGTCAAACATGAGCAATGTTGAAAAAATTGCTACAGAGATTTTGGCTGCAGAAGAGAAAGAGGCAGTGTCGCCAAAAGGATGGAAGGGAACCACTGAGGCTATGAAATCGCATAAAAATATTACAAACCCATGGGCATTATGTTTTACTGCAGATACAAAAGTTCCATTGTTAGATGGTAGAGTATTAACAATGATTGAATTGGTTAAAGAATTTGGAAACGATAAAGATACTTATGTTTATTCGTATGACATTGAAAATGATAAAGTTGTTGTTGGTCGAGCATTTAATTTTCATAAAACTGCAGAAAACGCTAATGTGCTTGAAATAGAATTAGACAATGGACAGAAAATAAAATGCACATTATTTCATAAATTTTTAATGCAAGATGGATCATATAAAGAAGCAAAAAATTTAAAGTCAAACGATTCATTAATGCCAATTTATTTTGACAGGCATGAAGGATCATTTTGTCAAGATTATAAAAGAGTGTGGTCAAAAGATGGTAAAAAACATTTTGTTCATCGTATAGTTGCTGCATATAATTTTGGTAAAGAATGGCAATCTGGGTTTATTAATCATCATTATGACTTTAATAAAGACAATAATCATCCAGAAAATATTAAAATCATGACAGCTAGTGATCATTCTAAATTTCATAGACAACAAGATGGTGCTAAGCATTTAATAGAATATATTAGATCTGAAAAAGGACGAAAAATGTCGTCTATTAATGGCAAGAAAAACATGAAAAAATTATGGCAAGAGCAAAGAGAACAACAAATTGAAAATTGTAAAAAAAATGGGCAATTAGGCGCAGAAACAGGAAGAAAAGCATTGTTAAAATTTAATAATTCACAAAAAACTAAAGATGCTGTTGCTGAAAGAACTCTTAATGGTTCAATGACAAAAGGTAAAATTACAAAAATAGCAGCAAAAATAATTTCTTTAGGATTAGATGTTAATGAAGCGACTTGGAGTGAGCACAAAGGATATGCTTCAAGCCCTAATTTTAGTACGGCTATTGAATTATTTAATGATGTAGAAACATTAAAAAAATACGCAAAAGACAGAAGTTTATATGGCAGTATGATAAAGTCTAGAATTTTAAAAGTTGCAAAAAGAATATTAGATGCTGTACTTCCAATTAATGAAGACTCCTGGGAACGATTTAGACGAACCAGAAAGAATCCGCCATTTGATAAAGCAATAGAAAAATTTGGATCTATTGACAATATTGTTTTTGAGACTGAAAAAAGACATAATATGATTGTAAATCATAAAGTTATTAATGTTAGATTGATTGATATTAAAGAAGATGTTTATGATTTTACAGTTGATAAATATCACAATTTTGCGCTTGATGCAGGTGTTTTTGTTCATAATAGTTGGTGGATGAGTAAGAAAAAACCTGGAGAATCATGGGGCAAAGGTGGAAAATTAACTAAAAAGCCAGAGCCTCATTATAAAGAGAAAAAATCTTTTGATGAAAAAGTTTCAGCTATTATTGAAATGGTAGAACCAGCAGAAGTATCTGTAGAAGAATTTTCTTTGCCAATGGTTGATTCAACAAAAAAATATTCTACTGAAGATTCAATAAAAACTGATGATGGATATATCACTATCAAATCTAATTATGATGAAAAAAATGGTGAGCCATTATTGGAAGAATATATTGTTGACAAAAATGGAGATGTCGAAACATATAATGATGTTGAATCATTTGCTCAAAGATTAATAAGTGAAGGATTGTTGTAAATTTTTAATAATTTTATAGGCGAAAGCTCATACTATTTAGTGTGGGCTTTTTTTTGCAAAGTAATTGTTACTTTATCACTCAACAAATAAAATAGAATTAAAAAAGGATGTGACAATTGATTTACGTAACTCAAAGAACAAATAGACATGTTGTAAAAACTTTAGATACGTCTACTTCGCCTGCTCATTACGGAATTTCGTTTGGTTTATTTGAAATTAAGGGCGGAGATAGTACTAAGCTTGCTTATCCATGGGGCATAGCTAGTGATTTGTCAAATAATATATATGTCTGCGACTATGAAAATCAAAGAATAGTAAAGCTCTCAGCTTCTTTAATTTATTTGACTGAATATAGTACACGATTAACTGTAGGCAAGCCATGTGCTATATTATTTGATGTAATTACAGGTGACTTATACATTGCAGGTGTTTATAACAATGCTTATGTTAGATTGCAACGGTTGACGACGTCATTAATTAATGTGAGAACGAGTGGTAATTTAAATTCTGTAGGTGATATGTGGTTTAGACCTACAGGTATTTGTAGAGGTTTTGCGCCAAATAGTTTTATTGTTTCTGGCGCACGATTAGGCTTATATCAAACAATTGAAGCATCTTCATTTTCTACATTCACTATACAAAGCATTATTGGCGAAGATACAACATATCCAAAATTATTTATGACAACAGTATATAATTCAATTATTAAGCATTCAAATGGCGATATATACCTTAATAATGGAAAAAGAATTATCAGGGTAAATTTGTTGCTTACTAATATTGGTGATTCAGACTTTTTATCTAAGACCATAACTGGATTAAAAGAGGGTGTTGATGGATCAATTCTAGTATATTTGGCAGATAGTCAAAAGTTAACAAGACGAAATGAAAATATGAATTTTATTGAGGATATTTATTACACTACTGCAAGTACAATTGCTTTAGATGCTTTTGATATTGCTGATTTTATAGAAATTGCATAATGGGAGAACATAATGGCAAATAAAATTTATTTAACTCAAAGAACTGATAGACATGTTGCAAAAAGATTAAGTGCAGACTTTATGCCTGCAACGTATGACTTATCATTTGGAGTGTATAAAGTTCCGGCGTTAACAGTGTCTAATTTGAATTTTCCTTGGGGGCTAACTATAGATTCTTTAGGTGACATATATGTATGTGATGTAAGAAATAATAGAATTGTTAAATTAAGTTCAAACCTTGCGTATTTAGGTACATACAGCACTGTGTCAACAGTTGGAGTGCCGTATATTATTTATTTTGATTCTATTACTGGCGACTTATATATTGTAGGTGTAGAGCTTATATATGGAACAGCTATTAAGATTGAGAGAATAACAACATCGCTTGTTAATGTAAAAACTAGCGGTAATATGAGAGCTATAAAAGATTTGTCGTTTAAACCAACAACAATTTGTAGAGGATTTACTGCTGGAACTTTTTTAATTGGTGGTGCTAGTCTAGATTTACTTGAGACCACTGAATCTACAAATTTTTCGGACTTTATTGTTAGATCGATTTATGGTGAAACAACTACATCTCCTGAGCTATTTGCAACTACAAAATACAATGGTGTGATTAAACACACTAATGATAATTTTTATTTGAACAATGGTCAACGAATTCTTAAAGTTAATTCATCATTCGTTAATGTAGGTGATTCTGATTTTATATCTAAAACAATTTTTGGATTAAGACAGGGATTGTCCAGTACATTATTGATTTATAATGCTGACAAACAAAAAATTCAAAGATATGATGAAAATTTGAATTTTATTGAAGATGTTTATACTGATTCAGGTGACATTATTGCTATTGATGCCTATGATATAATGGATTTTATTGAGGTTAGTATATAATGTTTTGCAAGACTATATTAATTGAACAAATGTGCACTGTTATGAGGTTGAAATAATGAGTGCAAATATGTTTGTTGTTCAAAGAACTCATAGACATATTGTTAAACGGTTTGATAGTACTACATATCCTATAGCATATAATGGCGCTTATTTTGGTGAATTTCAGTCAGGATTAACTGATTCAATGTTAAATTTTCCTATGGCTTTGACTGTTGATGCAAGTCAAAATGTTTATGTTTGTGACACATTAAATAGTAGAATATTAAAATTAAATTTTGATTTACAATTAATTACTAAATACAGTACTGTTAATACTATAGGTAAGCCTTATGCGATAATGATTCACAATAATTTTATATATGTAGTTGGTATTTATAGTGATTTGTATCTTAGAATTGAAAAGTTTAATAACAATTTAGTAAGTTTGATCAATTCTACTAATTTAAGTGATAGTGTAATTGGAAAGCAATTGTCTATTTGTAAAGGATTTAGTTCAGATACGATATTTATTGCTGGTGCTAGTGTTGACATTTATGAAACTACCGAAACTACTAATTTTTCTCAAGTTATTATTAGACAGATTGTAGGTGAAACTAGAAAGATTTATACAGGCATCGAAATAAGTTCGGGATATTTATATCTTAATGATGGTACTAAGATAATAAAAGTTAATTCATTATTTGAAAATGTCGGCGATTCAAATAAAATATCAAAGACCGTTAGATGTTTACGACAAGACACAAGAGGAAATTTATTAGTGTATAATGTTGATAGACAATCAATATTGAGTTATGATGTTAATTTAAATTTTGTTGCTGAGTTATTTATTAACTCTGGACCTTTTATTGGTAATGACGCTTATGAGATAATGGATATAACAGAGGTGGTTGTATAGTGACAACATTTTTTATAAATGCTGGAGGTTTAAATATAGCACCATTTGACACTCCTGAAAAAGGAGCATTAAATCTTTTTAGTTTCGCTTATGATTATCAATATTTAGTTGGACCTGATGATGTTTTTGAAATAGTTGATAACGGCACAATAATAGAGCCTTGTCTTGTACCATTTGAAATTCAACGCGGTTCAATTATTAGATCATGGTCAGAAAATAAGAATAAACCAACTATTCAAATACCAAAAACTTCTGTAATATTTCATTCGGGTAAAGTTTTAAATATTAAATTTTTTAAAGATGGTAATATAGTGATTCCAGGTCCTGCAGCAGGACATTTTTTTGCGTCAATTTATAAGGATGTTAATCAGGAAGTAAGTGGCTGCGAATTTAAATTTATTAATGCACCAACAAATTTTATGTATGTTATAGAACAACCTGTATTACAATATGGAGGAAACGGAACAAAGATTGTTAATAATGTTTTCATGAACTGCTATCCTGCAATATCACTTTTAGATGAATCGTTAAATTCAGTTATCGCAAACAATACTATTTATAAAGCTAATTTTTATGCTCTTGAAAATAATGTAGTGATTGACGTAGATAATCATGATGACTTATGTAATGGCACTGTAATATTAAATAATGTTATTTATTGTGATGTCAATGTAGGAACTGCTATAAATATTAATGGGTCTAATTTGATGCAGGATTATAATTGCATTCATGGCGTAGGCGTTGAATATTCAGGAGCTGCAGTTTCAGGACTTCATAATATTGATTCAATAAATAGATTAGGTCATACTAATCCGGGATTTATAGGAAACAATGCAGAACTTTTTATTGCTAGTCCTTGTGTAAGTTCTGGTGCTACAAAGACTACTTATCCTCAATTACCTGAATTTGATTTTGATGGATTATTGAGACCTGATGTGTTGCCGATGTCAATTGGCGCGTATGAACCCAAAATTAAAACGTATTTTAAAAAAAATTCATCAATTAAATTGACTGAAGACACAGATGATAATAGAATTAATTCTGACATGTGTGCAGTTGTATCACCAGCAGGTCAAAAAATAATTTTTTATGCAAAGACATTTAATTCCGGACGATTGAGTAATTCTAGAGTTACTTATGTTTTGCCGTTTACATTGAACGTTGAAGCAGGAAATGGATTAATAAATGGTCTAACAGTTAACTGGCTTGCAGCATCATTTATTGTGAGTCAAAATTCATTTATTTTAGTATATGTTAACACTTCTGGAGTAGTAGGATTGACGTCAGATTTTACAATGACATTTATAAAAGATGTCATAGTATTAGCTTATGTAAATGTTGGTGGGTCTGAGATAGTATATGTTGAAGAAGTAGAAAAAACAAATAAAAATATTTATTGTAGAAAACAAATTTTACATTCGTATGGGTTATGGGATTGGGATGATTATGAATTTATTTTGAACACAGGTTCACAGCCAAGAGCATTATATGATAGTCTTACTGGCAAGATTTATATGTCATATAAAAAAGATGGAACAGCATTTACTCGTATTTTTGATTTAAACTTAGAAAATTCGTTTAAATATTTACCAAATAAATATATTGTAAGCAATGTTATTTATCTAAGTAGGAATCAAGAATCAAGCGCTTATTTTATGGGTAGTTTTGGTACTAAAACAAACAGTGCTATTGATAATATTGATTTGTTTCCTTTAGGTTCATCAGCACTAAGTTTTATTTATTTAAGCGGTTCGTTTAAACCATTTATATTTTTACCTTTTATAACTGGTGAATTTGTGTCAAATATTTTATATCCATATTTTATCGATATTTATACTTTTGATGGATCTGTTTATGCTTTGGAGAATACTGTTACTTTTTATGATAATATTAATTTTCTTGTTGATACAAGATGGTATGAATGTCTTACAAACAATCAAGACAGGTATATTGGTGTTAGAGTAAATTCTAATTTAATTGCGCATCAATATGAGACTGCATTAGAAAATAGAATTAAAGTTCATGTATTTGTACCATTTTATGAAGGCGACATCGTTAATGGTATAACAGCTATTGAAGGGCGATTGTCTTTTCTTGGATCAATGGGATCAAAATCAGGAATTGAAAAAACTTTTGAATATCAAGAAACAAGAGATTTCGAATTCAATAATGTTAATTTTCTTGGATCAATGGGATCAAAGTCAGAAATTGAAAAAACTTTTGAATATCAAGAAACAAGAGATTTCGAATTTGATGATGCTAATTTCATCGGAATGTTTGGATCAGTTACATCTATAGTAGGTCTTGATACAGCCCCTATGATAGATATTCATCCGGCTGATACATCTATTTTAAGTGGCGAAGACATATTTTTAGCAGTTTTAGCGCACGGGACAACACCTTTATACTATCAATGGAAAAAGAACACTTTAAATATTTTAGGTGCAACTAGTAACGTTTATGTTAAGTCTGGAGCAGTTCCAGAAGATTCTGGGTCGTATACTTGTGATGTTGCTAATGCTGCTGGTCTTGTTACAAGTGATATTGCAACTGTAACTGTTTCGTAACAGAAAAATAAATTTCTAATTCTAAAAAAGGAAAAAATATGTTATCAGCAAGAGGTTTATACGAGTGGAAATTAGTAGATGTGAAAACTAATAAAATTATTTTACAGGGCGAGAAATGGAATTTAGTTACAGATAGATTTTTATGGATTATGGGAAATAATCAATATGCTTTAAATAATAGTAGTAATTCAAAGCTTGCAATTGTTTTATCTGCTACTGAACCAGGAGTAGATGTCGGTGTGCCTGCTGTTGATTTATATGATTATAGAGAGTACGGTATAAGTCACAATAAGTTTACATTATTGGCTACTGGTACTTTTCAACCAGCAAGTACAGGTTATATTGATTATGTTTTAAATAGTAAATGGACAGATAATAATTTTGCTCCTCCAGGATCGCCAAGAACTATAAGAATTATTGGTGTAGCTTATACTAATACAACAACGCCTAATAGTTTTGTGTCATTTATAGAGTTAGATACGCCTGTAACACAAAATACTGATCAATATTTTTATGTTAAGTATACTATATTTTTTAATTTTTCAAGTAATGGTGGTAATGTGCCCAATAATAGATTTATTCAATTTCACATGAATAAAAATCTTTTATATGGGACGCCACTATATTTTGGTTATACTGGTAACACTTCTTATAGAACAAAAAGACATGTAACTATATTAGTAGAGCCAACTGTTTTAGATAATGTAATGAGGCATGTTCCATCAGTTTTTGGAACTGCTTATACTGATGGTGGTACTGTTATAGGTTGCAGAATGGCTACTAGAATCGAGAAAAGTTTTTTAGTTGCGGATATTCCAGGGCCTGTTGGATGTATTTGTCATAGTGAGTCTTTGTTTGCTACATTGGGATATTCTCCTGCCGGTTTGTCACCGTCTGTATCAAGAGTATTTATTCATCCATCTAATAGATTAAGTCAGATATTTTCTGATCCTGCATATCCTCCTAGTTCAAATGGTAATGTGGTTATCACAGGAACACCAACAAATACAGCTCCAATTGTTGGTCGCATCAAAATAACAAAAACAGGAGATGGATCAAATATTGTTGACGAGGTTGTTGCTTATACAGATGTTGATGTTGATAATGATTGGCTTCTTGTTACTCAGGGAAGTCTATGGGCAACTAATGATATATTAAAAATAGATAATGATGAAAATAATCCACCGGAGCCGTTAGTTGAAGGAACTAACTATTATGTTATTTATGTTGACGGCACTTATATTAAATTGTCAACGATAAAAGACGGTCCCGCAATAGATATTACAAGTCAAGGTACAGGTAATAATACTTTAACGCGTCAAAATACTGGTACTTTTTCTCTTGAACTCGAACCGTATGGATTAGAGACTGTTTTGTCACAATTACCAATGGGTATAGATTTTGATAATAAAGTACAACCTGCAAATTTAACAAGTCTTACTGATACAGGAGAAGGTGGTATAATATGGACTACTGATTGTAGTTATTTAGTTCGAGGGTTATTTCAATATAATGACTATATCTATTCCGTACAGAAAAGCAGAGTGTCTTTTGAGCTTACAATATGCTCATGGAAATTTTGGACAATAGAATCTAGTGTGTCTTTATGCAAATTTGGTACAAGTAGTACAAAGTACAGAGCAATGGTTAAGTCAGGAGATGCAGCTTATATTGCGACAAATGAAGGTATTTATAAATATGATATAACGACGCCGACTGTTGCGCCTATATTAATTACTGTAACAAACATCATTGACACTAATATTACTGAATTAGCAATTGATGAGATTACTGGACATTTGTGGACTGGACATACTACAGGATTAAGTAAAATAGATTTAGGGACTCTTATAGCAGTGCAATATATTACAGGAGGCGGTGAACAGTTAGAGGGAATGATTTCATCTGATGTTTATATTAATCCAGGACAAATAACTGCTTATGATGGCAGAATAATAAGAGTTGGCATGTTTCCATTAGGTGGTTCTAGCAAGGCTTGGATTTTACAAGATGGTGTTGGATGGTGTTATGTGAATAACAATGTTTCTAGAAGTGGTACTCTAAGAAAAGGTACTAATGAAGTAGTAGTTTTTTCGAATTTATCGCCATATACTATTATAAGATATAGCGTAGTTGTGACAGGAAAAAATTCAGGAACAGTCACTGTATTACAATCTTATGCGTCTACTTCAAGTTCTGATAGTGTAGTTAGTTCTAGAATTAGAAATCAAATGGTTCAAATGTCCGATAGTAAATTTATTTTCGATAATGTTACGGGTGGCGCATTTGATCAACTTATTAATACTTTAATATATGAAATTGATGTCGGAATAACTACTATGTATAGCACAGACTTACTTCAATTTGATCCAATTAAAAATTTATCAGTTGAGGAATTGGCGTGGAGATATAGTTTAAATAAAAATTTAATTGATTTTGGTAATGCAGTGAATGTAGCTATTCCGTGGGATCTTAAGATCACAACGCCAGGATTATTAGGTAGTCCATATTCTTATGGCACAAATGGAGCAACTTGGATTAAAGACTATTTTGAATATAATTTGAATATTCTTCAGGTTGGTACTTATGAACTATTACATGGATTATTTGTTGGTTTTAATAATGCCACAGGTAAACCATGGGATCAACAATTTATAGAAGGTGAACGTTTCACTTTTATGTACGGTGCAACCAAATTTAAAGATAACCTTCAAACGATGCAACTAAAAGCTCGGACTTATTATTCTGAAGTTTCTTATGCTTCTGCTATTCCAGTTACTGTTCCAGTTTCTGCTGCTTATACTTATCATGTAACTGAAGCAATAGATCCTAATTTTAGAGAAGTTGATAATTATAGTTTGGTTGTTTCTGTTAAAGATGGGTTAGTTGCATATACAGCGTTAACACTTCCTACAGGTAATACTTTTACGGCTGCTTATACAACAGATCTTATAACAGTTGGAATAAATATTGCAACTGGGACTGTTGTCTATATAACAACAACTGGTACTTTACCGTTACCATTACGATATAATGGTGTGTATTATGCGATTAATGTTAGTCCAACACAGATAAAATTGGCATTAACTTATGCAGATGCTATAGGGAACGTTCCTATAGATTTAATTGACAATGGATTACTAATACATACTATTTATCAAATAGTACCTGCAACAACACAGTATTTTCTTGGATTAAATGGAATTTTTGTGTTTGCAGCAGCAGATGCTGGAAAAAATTTAACTTTAGATTATACTACAACATATTATAGTTAAGATTTTTATGTTACGAACAAAGAAAGATTTGATAGCATGTCAATACCTGTAAGTGTTGAGCAAGAGATTTCAGTTAGTAGTATAGGTAATGAATCAAGACCTCAAGACATAATAGTTAAAGGTTCAATGTGGACTGTTGCTTATAGTTCAGGTCGATTAATTTTGAAAGAGTTTGAAGGTCAATTGTTTAGAATAAACAATGTTGAATTGTCTAAACAATTTATATTGACGTCTGCAAAGAAAATTGATGGGTCGCTTTATAATGATAGATTTTGGATATGGTTGTTGCTTAATGATAATTCAATTAAATTGTATGAAATTGAACCTTTGTCAAATGATATGCCAATTATTCATAGATCAATATCACTTTTTACTGACTTAAAGTATATTGATTTTGCTGTTAATGCACAACCTGGTATAAAAGCTTTAACTTTAACTAATTCTTTAGAAAATTTGTATCTTAGTATTATTGATCAGCCTTTAGATAATACTGTGTTTATGACTCAACAAGTTGATTGGTCTAGTACAAGATTGGATCAAATTGCAGTTTTAAATGAATCTAATTTAACTAATAATTTATTTTTAGATGTTGCATCACCACCAAATGAATTTACTGAAGAATATGAATTTTTTGCGCCAGAAAATTTAAATGTAATTGTAATAGTTCAACCCAATCAAGTTCAAATATCTTGGGATGCTAAAGAAGGAGCTATTTCATACATTTTAGAAAAAGCTCTTTTACCTGATTTTAGTGATTCTTTAGTTTTATATTCAGGTACTAATATTTCAATTATTGACGTAATATTGATTGCAAATACGTATTATTATCGCGTAAAGGCTATTAGTATTATTGAATCTGCTTGGGCATCAACATCTATAACATTGAATGTGCCGGTAAAACCTGAAAACCTTGTTGCTGTATTAGGGCCGTTAACAGGTGAAGTTGATCTCAGTTGGGATATTGTACCTTATGTTGATGGCTATACTTTACAACAAGCAAAATTAGCTAACTTTAGTGATGCAATTACTATTTATGATGGTGCAATTAATTCATTTGCAGATATTGTTAACTATACAACTACATATTATTATCAAGTAAGAGCTTATAACATTTTAGGCATTTCTGATTGGTCTGATCCGGCATCTATATTTGTTGATGTTACTGCGACTGCGACTAATTATAAGAAAATACTAACAATATTAAGAAATAACAGACATGTTGTTAAACAGTTAAGAGCAATTTCTATTCCCGCAGTGTATGATGACAAATATTTTGGAACGTATGGTTCACCGGGTGGAGGTAATACTTCATTTAATGTGCCGAATGCAGTAACTTTAGATTTTGACAATAACATATATGTTTGTGATTATGAAAATAAAAGAATCGTTAAATTAAACAAAGTGTTGTCTTATATTAATAGTATTGATGTGTCAAATTATGTTTGTAAACCTTGTGCAATATTTTTCGATCAACAATCTAGATGTTTATATATTGCTGGTATGAGATTTCATACAATTAATAATCTTGACATATATGGTTATCTTACTATAATGAAATGTTCAACTTCTTTTACTGATATAAAGTATTCAAATGATTTATTAGGTTACTGGAATAGATTAAATCGAGATGATCTTACGCATAAACCTGTATCGATTTGTAAAGGAGACTATGTAGGTGAGATATTCATTGCTGGTGTAAGAAAAGTTATTTATAGAACGTTTGAAACTGATACATCATTTATAATGGCTGAACCATTAAGTATACGTTGGGATGAAGAATCAATGGTCATACGAGGATTTATTAATCATTCTAATGGATATTTTTATCTAAATACAGGAACAAAAATAGTAAAAATTAGAATAGCTGAGACATGTTTTAATGTCGGCGATTCAAATTTTATTTCAAAATCTTTATATGGGCTAAAAGAAGATACAAATGGTAATTTATTAATTTATAATGCTGATAAAAGAGCACTTATAAGTATTGATGAAAATTTAAATTTTGCTAATGAACTATATGTAGATTCTGGTGACTCAATTAATAAAAGCTTTTATGATGTTAGTGATTTTGCTGTCAATTATGTAGGCATTCCCATTGACTTATACAATATGCTAACTGTGAAACAAACAGACAATGAATTCATATTTTGGGCGCCTTTTTCAGAAGATGCTCATTCAATTGGTTATTCACCTAACGCATCGAATGAAAGTGATAGTTCAATTAATAGATTACAATTAAATGATTTTATAATAGGAGAAAAAGTTGATAGTGGATGCATGATATTATTATCAAATCCAATATCCGGAAATACAAACTCACCCATTAATAATGATTTACGAATAATAACTGACTTTACAATAGCTATATGGTATAAATGGGATAGTGATCTCGGTACTGATGGTTGGATACTAGATTGTTCTGGACCATATTCTAGTATGCTCGAAACTAATAATACTTTATATGGCATACAAACTGTTTTTCCAGGAAATATTAAAATAATACATAAATATGACAGCGGAAATGTTGAATCGTATGTGACTCCGATCATTTTTCCAAGAGATGGTCAAATTCACTTATTAGTTGTTCGTAGAAATAGTAGTCTTAAACAATATGAGTTAAATTTAGATAATGGTGCGTCGTTTATTCAATCATATATAAATGATCCTACAGGAGGATCAAATGCTACATTAGCTATCGGCGGAAAATCATCAACAGATGTTTTGAATCCACAAGCTAATGGAAAATATTATGATACATACATATTTAATAGTTTTTTAAGTAATTCAGATATTTCTATAATATTTGATGCAGGCTCATCAGAAGCATCGTGGTTTAATTATTCTAATTGGAATAGTGCATCTGGATCTGGATATGTTACATGGGTGCCGATAATTTAATTGGGAGTGACAATGTCATTTTATGTTAATTTTTCAATGGATTATAATCCTTCATTTCAAGCTGATGATCCGTCTCAACCCATGGGATGGTATGACTTCATAAATGCATCGGCTAATACATATTACTGTCGAGGTTCTAAAGATGATGCAGCTCAAATCCTTTATTTAGCTGATAAACATTTAAAACCATGGAGTTTGAGTGTATACGGACCGTGGAGATTTAATGTTCAAGCTTTAACGGGTACTACATCATCTTTGTCAAATAGCTGGTCATTATCAGGAGGCATTGTGTCTGCTAATAATATAATTATTCAAGGAGCAGGTGCAGTAAGAACTTATAATTTTTATAATGTACATTTTATATTGTCAAACGCTTTAACTATTAGTAGTATATTTGGTAATGCTGTCAATATTTATTTAAAAGGTTCAATTTTAAGATGTGACACAATTAATGTTGATGGATCCACATCAACATCTATTCTTGATGGTCTAAATTTTAGAGATAGCATTGTCATTGTTAATTCTAATACTAATAAAGGAAATGAATTTACAAATTCTGTGTTTAATAGACCATTGTCAGCATGGAATAATGCTTCTTTTATAACTGTTTGTCAATTTAATTTTATACCACCGTCTTGGCCAATGTGGAACGCTATAAAAGATGCATGGAAATATTCAGATCTTGGTATGAATATTTCAATAACTGCTACTGGTGACTTTGCAGGATATGAACAAGGATTATTCGGAAATCTTAGATCTACAATAGCTGGTATTGGAGCATTTTTCATTGATGTTGACAATTATAGATTATTATTAGTGCAAAAAGTTAATAGACATGTAGTTAAACGACTAGACTCAAATATAGCGCCTGCAATTTTTGATGGTCAATATTATGGAATCTATAAAGAATCTGGTAGATTGAAATATCCTCAAGGTGTTGCCACTGATGGTACAAAGATATTTCTTTGTGATTATAAAAATAATCAAATTATTTGTTTTGATAAAGAATTAAATTACGTTTATAATTATTCAATGTCTGTCAGTGATGGTCGACCATATTTAGTTTGCTATTATCAAGGTAGCTTATACGTTTTAAGAGTGATTGCTAATTTTTGGAATATGAAACTTGAAAAATTGCAAATTTTTGATGATAGACTTGAAAGCAAAAAGTTAAGCGGTTTATTAGGAAAAATGAAAAATGGGTTAATGCCCACAGGATTATGCAAGGGTTTTTCTAGTTCTGAATTTTATGTGTCAGGCATTGGTGATGACATATTTAAAACAATTGAAACTATTAATGCATTTACTTCACTTTCACAACAGTATATTACAGGAACTATACCTGTAAGATACGTTGGTATTGTCAAACATTCAAATGGATATATTTATTTAAATAATGGTCAACAAATTGTAAAAATTGATACACATTTTGAAAACATTGGTGATTCAAATTTCATATCTAAAACTATAACTGGATTAAAAGAAGTTGAAAAACAGACTTTGATAACATATAATGCTGACAGCCAGTCAGTACTAAGATATAGTGCAGACATGAACTTTATTGAACAAGTGTTTAAGGGCTTGGCTGATGATATTGCTAATGATGCGTATGATGTAGTTGATTTCGTTGAAATAAATCTTGCAGTATAATTGAAAATGCTGTAGTTTGCTAAAATACAGCTATTTTTTTGTGAAAATGATGAAATAAAGAGTAAACAATAAATAAATACTTTACTTTTTAAAAGGGATAAAATATGTTTTTAATAGTTGAGGGCGTTCATAATACTGGTAAATCTACGTTAGTTAAATCATTGTCAAACTTTAATGAGTTTTCATGTAGAAGAATGTTTACAGAGTTGTTAAATTCAAGAAATAATCAAGTTAGTGATTTTGCTTTAGGTACTAATATGACAATTGTTTGGTTTGCAGATTTATGTTCTGACAGTTTAGATATTATTTTTGACAGATGTCATGTGTCTGAGTATGCTTATAGTCTAGCGATTAGAAATGTTGATGACAAAATTGCAAGAAATGCTTTTTTAACAGTAGACGCAAAATTAGCGCAATGTGATACCAAAATGGTATATCTAACATGTAGTTATGATACTATTGTTGCTCGATTAAAAGACAAAAATAAAGTATATAGTGAAGAAGATTATCATAAGTTAAATCATTATTTTGATATTGCAATATCAGAGACTTTGATACCTAAAATTATAATTAATACTGATATATTAAAAGAGCAAGATGTATTAGAAGCAGTTGAACAATTTATTTATTATGAGCAGTGAGGTAATAATGAGTTTGAGTGCTGAACAAAAATTGAGGAATTTTGCATATAAAATAAAGACTAGAGATTGCGCGTCTTTAATGACATTGCAAATTGATCTTACAGATTTTTGTGTTTGTAAATGTCAAGGATGTGAGCATTGGAAATGGCCAGTTAAAACAAAGTTAAACTATGATATTCTTGAAAACAATGTATTTCCTTATTTAAAAAACTTTGACACTTTACAATCTATAGTATTTTCTGGTGGTGAGCCGTTATTGCATCCTGAAGTTGAAACTATTATTGAAAGAATAAGACGAGATTTTAATCTAGATATAGGTATAATAACATCTGGGTTAGGCAAAGTTAATCTAAATTGGAAACTATTATCACAAAATTGTAATTGGATCAGATTTTCTTCTGATGGTTTTACAAAGAAAAATTATTATGCTACAAGGGGCGTAGATTTGTTTGATAAATGGTCAGATAATCTAAAAACCTTATTGCTAGAGAATAAAAATACTAATTGTAAAACAAGAATCAATGTGACTATACATGATTATAATATAAATACATTTGCAGACGGTCTATTTGATGCTTTGTATAATTTAAACGTTGAAATTCATTTTTGGTTATCTAGAGAGTTGATTGATAAAATTAGAAAACATGTCGTAGATAAAGAAGAAGAAATAATAAGCACAAAACTCATTGAAATTGAAAGATCAGGATTAAGTATTAATATTGACAATGTTATTAGACATGTTAATCACACACACAATGATTTTAAATATACTTCATGTTTTATTCCAAAGATTTTCGGTTTAATAGCAGCTGACGGAAATGTATTTCCTTGTTGTTATACATACGAGCCTGTTTTTACTATAGACAAACAACAAACAGCTTTCGTTATAGGAAACATAAATGAGCAAAGTTTAAAAGAGATATATGAAAGTAAGAGGTTTTTTGATATATCTAGCAAATTTTTAAGTTGTAACAAGAAATATTCACAATGTAAATATTGTGATAGATTTGATCATATCAATAAGTATTTGAATGATTATAATATTAACTTTCATGAATCAATTTTTATTTAAAAAATAATTAATTTTTTAATTTAACAGGTTCGTACATGTCGACTGCTAATTTTTAGTTTAAATGGTGACATTTAATGAAAAAGTCGATTAGAGAGCATGAAAATGCAGCAGTTACAATTAAAGTTAAACAACATACCTACAAATGCTTCACTAGTTTGTAGCTCTATAAGTTTTGATTTAAACAAAGATGTAAGTCTTAGTGATCAAGACAAAGTACTGGATTGTAACAATCTCGAAGTGAATCAACGCTTACATACAAGCGGTCTTAAAGACATTGTGTATGTATTAAATGTAAATGCGCAACCATTAATGCCGTGTAGTTGTGCAAAAGCTAGAAAATTATTAAAAAAAAGGAGAGCTAATGTCGTTAAAAATTATCCTTTTACAATTAGATTAACTTTTAATTGTGAAAATGTGGTTCAAGATGTCATGTTAGGCATAGATAGTGGATTTAAGTATATTGGTTATTCAGCAATTACTAAAACAAAAGAATTAATTTCTGGAACATTGACATTAGATTGTCAAACGATTAGTAGATTAGCAAATCGCAGAATGTATCGAAGAAATAGAAGAGATAGATTGTGGTATAGAAAGTCTAGATTTAATAATAGAAAATCTAGTAAAAAAGGTTGGTTGTCGCCGTCAATTAAAAGAAAGTATAATACTCATGTTAATTTGATTAATAAATTAAAAAAACTCTTACCTATTAAAGAAGTTATTATAGAAGTTGCAAAATTTAACAGTAATATTAAGTCGTCAAAATTAATTGATAATAGTAAATGTCAATTGTGCCATAAAAATTTTAGTAATACTAATCACGTTAATGAACATCACATTATTACTAGACTGTATGGAACTAATAGAAAAGCTAATATAGCTTATGTACATGAATCTTGTCACAAAAAAATTCATAAAAACAAAATGTTAGATATGTTCGAGAAAGATAAAATTTATAGACAGTCTGCTTTTATGAACATTATTAGTAAAAGATTTTTAGAAGATGGTTATAAGACTATTTTTGGATTTGACACTTTTAATAAAAGACAAGTTTATAATTTAGAAAAGACTCATACTGATGATGCCTTTATTATAGCAGGAGGAGATAATCAAGAAAGAGCAATTAATAAAAATGTAGTTCAAAAACATAGAAATAATAGAATATTACAGTTAAATAGAAAAGGTTTTAAACGTTCAATACGACGTCAAAGGTTCAAAATACAACCCAAAGATTTGATATGGATAAACAACAAGAAATATATTTCAAAAGGGTGCTTTGGAAAACGCAAACGGGTGACATATAATGATGAAAATGGTAAAAGTTGTCAACAATACATAGATAGAATTGACAAATATTATAATTTTGGAAGTTTAATTTTTCTATGAAGTATTCATTATTACAAAGAAAAATTCATGAATTAGAAAGTCAAATTTTTAATTGTAATAAGTGTCAAGAATTGTATAACTTAAGAATTAAAAAGATTCACAATTGTCCAGTATTAGGATTTGATTTCAATCATTATGTTAATGCTAAAGTGTGCTCTGTTTGTGAAGCGCCAGGCGTTTATAAACCACATAAAGGCGAAGTTTATATTGACAAATTAGATGATTTTCACAAGATGTACGACAATAGAATTCAATATGTTGCTTTAATTGGACAAAGATTGTTTGAAATTTTTAAAGGAGTCAATTTACATTGGTGTGATGTACAGCATTTTAATGTAGTTTGTTGTAGTCCGCCAGATTATAGAAAACCAACTTTTGATGAAACAGACAATTGCAAAGAATATTTACTTCAACGAATAAAGTTATTGCAAAAGGTAAAAGTAATTATAGCTTTTGGGACTGTGGCAAAAAATGTGATAAAACGTTTTAACTTAGACATTCCAATTATATTTTCATATCATCCAAGTTATATATTTACATATATGAACGACTCATCAAGAATGCATTATATTGGTGAAATGATTAAACAAATTAAAAAATATGAATGAAAACATAATTCAATTAATTAGTGGCATAGCTATAATTGTAGATGATGTAGAATTTAAACGCGCTATATGTAGATATAAAAGTTTTTTTAATTTTAGCAATTTTTTAGTTATAAAAGATACAAGAGATCATATTTTTTTTATAAGAAAAGAAAACATTTTATTGTTTGAGAATTGTAATGGCCAAAAAATCAAAAAACAAGCAACCATACTATAGAGAGAAAATATTAGCTCAGTTTGATGAAGTTAATGTTCAATTAAAGACAAAGTTTGCTGTAAAAAACATTAACTATATTACAGACAACGGTGTTATTCGTTATGGCTGGGCTATTACTAATGAATTAGCAATTGATGAAGCAATTCATTTATTACAAGTGCAAGAGGCACCGATTTATATATTAGGACCCTATGCAGGCGCAGTTATAAAATGGAATGTGATTAAGGTTAATTTGATTGGTTATTTGTATAAAGAAGGTAAACAGATTGATGAATTTAGAACTGACAAATTTGAAGAAGTTAAGTCAAAAATAAATGAATGGTATAAAGTCGTAGTCAAAGGAGAGAAACATGATTTATGAATATGAGTGTAATAATTGTAGCAATATACAAGATGAAGTGCACGGAATGGAAGAAAATCCCATTATTAAGTGTCAAGATTGCGGTGAAGCAATGACAAGAATTATTAGTGGCGGATCAGGAGTAATATTTAAAGGCGGAGATTGGCCAACCGCTGATGCAAAAATGAAAAAGTCTATGGAGCAAAAAAATGTCAAACAGAAACGCAGAACAGAGCATGTCAAACCTATTCAAAGATTATCTGACTTATAATGACAATTTTAATTATTATTACGAGCTTATGTCTAGTATGTATTATAATTTGCTTGTTACTTGTTATCAATTTAAATAAATTAGTAGTTCAAGTTTGCGAAAATAATACTAAATTGTATGAAGCTATTAGCGACGTGATAGATTTAATTGATGGTTCGGAGAATTAATGAAAAAATATGATGAAAATTCGATTCAAGTTCTAGATGAACGATCTCATGTAAGATTAAGACCTGCAATGTATATTGGTGACACTGGTATTTTTGGATTGCATCATTTAGTATATGAAGTTGTTGACAATAGTATTGATGAAATTACAAATGGCTATGGTGATAAAATCACATGTATTATTCACAAAGATGGATTTGTTACTATTGAAGATAATGGTCGAGGAATACCGGTTGGAACACATTCACAAACTGGAAAAGCTGCAGCTGAGACTGTCTTAACATCATTACATTCTGGTGGCAAATTTGATTCTATAAGTTATAAAACATCATCAGGTTTACACGGAATAGGTGTGTCTGCTGTTAATTTTTTATCAGAACAATTAGATTTGACAATTTATAAAGAGGGTTATACTTGGCGTCAAACATATAAAAAAGGCATAACAGCTACAGAATTTTCAAAAGGTGATGAAACTGACAAAACTGGTACTATTGTTAAGTTTAAGCCTGATCATTTAATATTTCAAACTGTTGAGTTTCAATATAAAATATTATATAATAGATTAAAAGAACTAGCTTATTTGAACAAGGGTGTAAGAATAAATTTAATTGATGAAAAGACTTCGGAACAAATTGAATTTTATTCAGACGGCGGAATAAAAGCTTTTGTTGATGATTTGAATAAAGACAAAGAAGTTTTATGTACTGGAATTTATTTCAATGATACAGTTACAGTTAAAAATCAAGTTAGTAATCAACAATATGATGTTATTATTGAAGCTGCCTTTCAATATAATAAGACATACACTGACGTAATTTATTCTTTTGCAAATAATGTAAATACTCGTGACGGTGGGACTCATTTATCTGGATTTAAGTCTGCATTATTGGATGCAATTGTAAAATATGCAGAAAAGAAAAAACTATTTAAAGGTTTAGATATTAGACCCACGCCAAGAGATATATTAGAAGGTTTGACTGCTATAATTTCAATTAAATTACCGAATCCAGAATTTGAAGGTCAAACAAAATCTACATTGGGTAATCCAGAAATAAAAGAAATTGTTTATGATTTTGTTTTAGAGTCAATAACTAAATTATTTGATAATGACGATGGTCTCGCGTTAACAATTGCTGAAAAAATATCACAAGCATGCATTGCTCGTGAAGAAGCTAGAAAAGCAAGAGAAACTGTTAGAAGAAAAAACATATTATCATCCTTGTCATTGCCCGGAAAATTAGCAGATTGTTCAAGTAAAAATGCTGATATTTGTGAGCTTTTTGTGGTTGAGGGTGACTGCTTTAAAGCAGATACATTAGTATATACTGCTGATGGATTAAAAAAAATAGTTGATATTAAAAAAGGTGACATGATTTATACACACATGCACAGATATAGACCAGCAATGGAGAGAAAGCCTAAAATTAAAAGAAAGAAATGTAGGATAACTATTCAAGGAAAAACATTTGTTTGTTCACAAGATCATCTTTGGGGAGTATTAAGAGCAAATAGTAATGTATGTGAATGGGTTCCTGCCCGTGAGTTAAAGACAACAGATTTATTGATTAAGACTGTATTGCCCGGTGATGAATATTGCAAAGTTGTTGACATTTTAGATTTTATTAAAGGTAGGAGAAGTTAATGAACATCTTAGCTATAAACTATACTTATTGTCATCCTGAAAAAATTGAGTTGTTTGAAGATGATGAACAACTTCATGATATTGATGTTGAAGAAGATCATTCTTTTTTAATTGAAGGTGGCTTTGTTGTTCATAATTCTGCAGGTGGTTCTGCTAAGATGGGACGTAATAGAAATTTTCAAGCAATATTGCCGTTAAAAGGCAAAGTTTTGAATGTTGAAAAATGCGAGTTAGTAAAGATATTAGATAATGAAGAGATAAAGTCATTGATTGCAGCGATCGGATATGACATTAAGACAGCTGATATGTCAAGACTTAGATATGGTAAAATTATTTTGTCTTGCGATGCAGATGTTGATGGTTCTCATATAGTTTCTTTATTATTAACGTTATTTTATAGGTTTATGAAACCATTATTAATGAATGGCAATGTATATATAGCACAACCGCCATTGTATAAAGTGAAATATGGTAATAATGATTTTTATTTGAATGATGATGAAGCTTTAGCTGCTTGGAAAAAGAAAACTAAAAATCCTGAAAAAGCAATTATTACAAGATTTAAAGGTTTGGGTGAGATGAATCCAGAGCAATTAGGTGATACTACAATGAATCCTGCGACAAGAAGATTGGCAAAGGTTGTTGTGTCAGATGACGTTGAAACTGATAGAATATTTACAATATTAATGGGTTCTGACATTGATCAACGACGCGAATATATAATACAAAACGCATTGATTGTTAATGAATCAGAGTTGGATGCTTAAAGGAGATTGAATGTTTGACGAAATCGAAAATGATGATATTGAAGAAAAAGTTGATATAAGTGATGAGATGGGTCAATTTGATGTTAAAGCTCATGAAATTTTGCCAAAGTTATATTTATCTTATGCTTTAAGTGTTATTAAAGATAGATCTTTACCTGATATTCGTGATGGTTTAAAACCCGTTGCTAGACGTATTCTTTATAGTATGAATGAAATGGGTCTTAAACATAATAAACCCACAAGAAAATCTGCAAGAATTGTTGGCGATGTAATGGGCAGACTGCACCCACATTCGGATGGAAGTATTTATGGTGCAGCAGTTAGAATTGCTCAACCTTTTGCTACAAGATATCCATTAATCATAGGTCAAGGCAATTTCGGATCTTTAGAGGATCCGCCAGCAGCTATGCGTTATACTGAAATGAAATTGTCTCATATAGCTGAAGAAGTTTTGGCTGACCTTGATAAAGAAACAGTCGATATGATGCCAAATTTTGATGGCACAATTGTTGAACCTAAAGTATTACCAACAAAATTACCAATTTTTTTATTAAATGGATCGATCGGTATAGCTGTAGGTATGGCTACAAATGCAGCACCTCATAATTTGACTGAAATAATAAATGCATTGCTTGTGTTTGTTGAGAATGAAGATATATCATTACCTGAATTAATGATGCATATTAAAGGGCCTGATTTTCCTTCAGGCGCTTATATGTTTAACACAAATATTCAACAAATTTATGAAACTGGTAGAGGTTCAGTTACTCTTAGAGCAAAAGCTGAAATTTTTGATAATAATAAAAAGCAATGTATTATAATATCTGAATTGCCGTATCAAGTAGACAAATCAAAGCTAATTGCTAAAATAGCGCAATTGTATCAAGAAAAGAAATATGAAGGTATTGATGGTATTGTTGATATAAGAGATGAGTCTGACAAAACTGGCACTCGAGTTATTATTGAATTGCGAAAGGGTGTAAAAGCCAAAACTGTTTTAAATACATTGTATAGAAGAACAGAGTTGCAAACTAAGTATTCAATATTAATGAGAGCACTAGTTAACAATATACCTCAATTGGTATCGTTAAAAGATGTATTTTGGCATTTTATTGATCATAGAAAAAACGTAATTATTAGAAGGACTGAGTATGATTTACGAAATGCTCAAAAGAAAGCTCATATTTTGCAAGGATTTTTAATTGCATTTGATAATATTGAAGCATTGATTAATGATGTGAAGTCTTCATCGTCAAATGAAATTACATATCTTAGATTAAGAAAGTATAGCTTATCAGATGAGCAAATAAAAGCAATATTAGAATTAAGAATTCAAAAATTGGCACAATTTGAGAGAAGTGAGATTGTCAATGAATATACTGAATTACAGCTTAAGATTGAACAATTGCAAAAAATTCTTAGCTCTGAAGAAAACGTACTACAAGTCATAAAGGATGAATTGCAAGAGATTAAAGATAAATATAGTGATTCTAGAAAAACAAAACTGATTAATGTCTCTGAGGATCAAGATAACATTGAGATAAAACAGATTGAAGAAATTCAAGATGATGATGTTATTGTTACTGTAACTCGAAATGGTTTAGTTAAACGAACGCCGATAACAGAATACAGAATTCAAAATGTCAAAGGAAGAGGGTTAATAGGCGTTGATGTCAAATATGGCGATTATGTAGAAAGTATGTTTCAATTATCTACTAGAGATGCAACGATGGTCTTTACAAACAAAGGCAATTGCTACAAAATGAATGTGTACGATATACCATCATTGGGTAGAACTGCTGCTGGTAGTTCAATATTGAACATACTTAATATGAATGAAGATGAGAAAGTTATTAGAGTTATTTTAATGCCGACTGATTTGACAAATAAGTCATTTTTATTAGTATCAAGAAAAGGGCAAATTAAGAAAGTTGATGTTGATAGATTAAAAAGACCAAGATCAACTGGCACTAGAATATTTGGTTTGAGTGAGACTGACGAGTTAGTTGACGTAGTTTTGATTGATAAGCCAAATGTTCATATTTTACTTGTTACTAGATGCGGTATGGCAATAAGATTTGAAGAAAGTGCAATAAGGTCATCCGGTAAAAACAGTTCAGGCGTTCGTGCTATTAAATTAGTGGATGATAATTGCATTATTTCTGTGAATATATTTGAAAAAGATAAAGATTGTGAACAGCATATAATGATGGTAACCGAAAAGGGTTATTCTAAAAAGTCAGTATTAAGTAGATTTAGAATGCAAAGACGCGGAGGCAAAGGCATAATATGCATGGAAGTCAGCGACTTAACTGGTAAGATTGTGTCAGCTGGAATAATAAAAGATGAAAAGGAACAATGTATTGTTATTACTGAAATGGGAATTTTGATAAGATTACGATCGTCTCAAATTAGATTATTAGGTCGAAGAACAAGAGGAAGTAGAATTCAAAATTTGCAAGAAGGTGATAAAGTCGCAGCAGTTGCTTTTCTTGGTGTTGTTTCAGAAGATGATGAAAAATTATTAGTCAATGTTGAAGATGCTAAAACTGATGATAGTGAAGTAATTGATGATGTTGATGACGATAGTGATGTAGTTGATAATGAACCCATTGATGAAGAAGAAACTGAGGTTGAAGATGAAGTATGATGAACTTAGTCAAAATGAATCATTTGAACATGATTTGAATCTAAAGTTAGTTATGATATGTTGCGATTGTGGTCTTGTTCACAAGTATGACATTGAATCAATAAGTAAAAACAAAATAAAAATAACTGTTCAGCGTGATAATAGAGCTACAAATCTACATAGAAAAAAGCATGTGTCTGAGATGAAAGATTTAGTAAAAAGCATTGCTGCTGTTATTAAGAAAAAATAGGCGTTAGGCAAAATATTGAAAAAATCTCCTTATAAAAATTTAATTACTATGTTACAAAAAATACCAAAAGAGTTATTGAGTTCGGAGTATCGGATAGAGATGTGGAAAAACTCACAGAAAATTATCAAGAAGCTTGAAAAAGTTCTGCCGATTTCCTCAGCTTATTTATTAGGGAGCTTCACCACTGAGAAAAAAAGACCAGCCGATGTTGATTTTATAATTTTACTTCAGATGAAAGATAAATCGAAATTTAATTGGTCGGTTGATTTTGTAGTTGCGCCGCTGGAAAACATGGTGAATTTATATTGGAAGATGCTAAGAAGTGGATGAAGCAAAAGTATGGAACGAAGAAATCGGCAGTAATTAAATTAAAGTAGTTGTGGCCGAACATTGAGATAAAAGGTCATTATGATGATAAATGTAAAGAAAAAATGAATTTAGTCATGCAATTAAATCAAGATAAAAAGATTACAATTCTATTTAGACATGATTTACAAAAAATGGGAGTATTGGACATTCATAAAAAGTTAAATATTAATTTATTTGATTATTTAATTTCAGAAAATAAGCAAAAATTAGTTGAAAAATTTATGATTGATAATCGAGATAATATTGAAAATTTGCTGCAACAAATTAAGTTTTCATACAATAAACTTATTGACAAAAATCAGCAATATAGTCGTCCAATTGGAAAATCTATTAGAGATGCTTTAAAAGATATTTCTTTTGAAAAAAAATTCCATTATTTATCTTACGAAGAAGCTTTAAATTATGGAATATAAATTTACATAACCTTGTGAAAGATAAGATATGAAAACATTAATTATAGTAGAATCTCCGGGTAAAGTTAAAACTATTCAATCATTTTTGGGGTCTAATTTTTTAGTAAAAGCTTCAGTCGGGCACACGCATCAAATTGAACCAAAAAGTGATGCAATAGATATTGAACATAATTATGAGCCAAAGTATATAATGATACCTAAAAAGAAAAGTGTAGTAGCTGATTTAAAGAAAGCTGCAAACGATTGTGATGAAGTGCTTTTGGCCATGGATAATGATAGAGAAGGAAGCATGATAGCGCACAATATCGCTACCTTTATTTTAAGTAAAAAGCATGATATTAAACGAGCAAAATTTAATGAAATAACTAAAAAAGCAGTCTTAGATGCAATTAAAAATTGTAGTGATATAAAACAAGAAATACCAATGGTCAATGCTCAAAAAGCTAGAGCAGTATTGGACATGCTTGTTGGATTTAAGGTATCACCAATATTATGGAAAAAGGTGTGCAGTGGTACATCTGCAGGAAGAGTTCAATCAATAGGACTGTTATTTATATCTCAACGACAAAAAGAAATTGATGCATTTGTAACTGAAGAATATTGGGACATAGTTGGTCAATTTTTGACAAATAATAAGTCATTTAAGGCAAATTATTCTACAAAAGAAAAATTGATTAATGAAGATCAAGTTAAAAAAATAGTTGATTCAATTAATAAGAGTAAAAACTGGTTTATTAGTTCAATAGCTAAGTCAAGAAAGAAAAAGTCGCCATTTCCTATATTCAATACTGCATCACTGCAACAGTTTTGTTCATCTGAGTTTAACTGGGATGGCAAGAAAACTATGAGAGTTGCTCAAAGTTTATATGAAGGTTTTGCAATAGGTAATCATGACAGAACTGGTCTTATCACATATCATAGAACTGATTCAGTGAATATTAGTACTGAAGCAATTGATTCTGTAAGACAACATATAAAGACTGCGTTTGGGAATAAATATTTGCCAGCAAGTGCTATCATTTATAAGTCAAAAGACAAAAATGCGCAAGAAGCTCATGAAGGTATAAGACCCTCTCATCTTGAGTTTGAATTAAATGACATAAGACAAAGTGCGCCCGATGATGAATTTAGATTGTATAGTGCAATTTATAATAGATTTATTGCATGTCAAATGACTGACGCTGAACTTGATGCAACAAAAGTTGAAATAAAATCAACTGATGACAAACACATATTCACAGCTAATGGTCAAATCTTAGTATTTGATGGTTTTTTGAAATGTTGGCCATATTCTACATTTAAGGATGAAGCGTTACCTGATTTAAATGATGGTCAAAAAGTTGAATTGGATTCTGTTAAAGGTGAGCAACATTTTACAAAACCTCCAGCAATGTTTAATACTGCATCTTTAGTGAAAAAATTAGAAGAAGAGGGCATAGGTCGACCTTCAACGTATGCTACTATTATTGATACGCTATTGACTAGACAATACATTGACAAAAAAGGAAAAGCATTTGTTCCTACAGATTTAGGAAAAAAGATATGTGAGTATTTGTTGACTGCATTTCCAGAATTGATGAACGTCAATTTTACTGCTAGAATAGAAGATCAATTAGATGATGTAGCTAATGCTAATAAAGTTTGGTTTAAAGTGGTAGACGATTTTTATAAAGAGCTTGCTAAAAGATTAGATCTTGCAAAATCGTCTGAAAGTACTAAGGGTAAAGATGTAACTGAAATAACATGTCCTAAGTGTGGTAAATATAAATTAGTAAAAAGATTTAGTAAGTTTGGAGCTTTTTATGGTTGTGACGGGTATTCGACAAAAGAATGTCTTGCTATGTTTAAAATTGGTGAGAATGGTGAGCCTATTGTAATAGAAATCAAAGAAAAAAGATATCTTGAAGGTGTTAAATGTGATAAATGTGGATCTAAAATAGTAATTCGAGTTGGTAAAAAATCTGGTAAAGAATTTTGCGGTTGTGATGCATTTCCTAAATGTCATAGAATGTTTTCATTAGACGGCAAACCATTTGAGTTTAAAAATAAAAATTTTAAGAAAAAGAAATCTGATGTATAATTCAAAGAAATGGAAAAGAAATTTTTATGATAATGAGTATTAAAGACTTCATAAGCTTCCTTTATGATTCACGTGTTGAAGAATTAAATATAACAAATTTAGACGTATCGGATACTGAATATAAATTTTATGTAAAATGTAGATTGTTAGCAGCAGACAAAGCAATAAAAGTTCCTAAACTTAAACATAAAACTAATTTAATTGGAAGTCGTAAATTACTTCCAAAGTCAATAAAATAAAGGTTGTAGCTCTTTTTATGGTGCTTCAATAGAAACATGACAAATATTTGATATGGTAGTTAAACCATCAGTGTTTGTTATGACTGCACGATAATACCCTTCTTTAAGATCTCCTCCCACTCCAAACGCACCATCTATATATCCCACTACAACTTTCTGAATAAAGTTTGGAATATCTGCCCAGGTGTAAGGACTATTTCCAACTGAAAACTGCCATTGCAAATTACAAATTTCATTATTATATCCAATAAAATCTACATTAAAAGCTACAGGGGAGTCTTCATCCGAGGCACTTGCATCTTCAAGTGGTTGCGTTATAATTACAGGTCGCAAATCTGCAACTGTGTATGTCTGTCTTACTGGGAGAGCACCTGCTAGATGTATCATTAGTAACATAACGTTTTCAACATTAACATTAGCTGCATCTACAAATAAATCATACCATCCATTCTCAACATGAACCATAACTGGGTCGGCAGGATTTATAATTTCCATATAAGTAGTCGGTAAGGCCATCCTAATATCTGCTGCTGTAGCGACTAAATTGGTCACAGGTGTTATTCCGTCAACGTCACTTATAAATGGCCCTATTTTTAAAGTTGTACTACTGTTTAATTGTAAATAATCTTTTCTCATGATATGCCCTTCTTTAAATAATTTTTACTACACTTAAAGTTTTATGATTGTAATGTATTTATTTTTGAAGTAATAGCTCCGACAGAATTAGTTACTATTGCACGATAATAACCATATTGCATGTGCCCAATATTGTCATCATTGCTTATAATGCCAGTAATATAAGGACCCACAAAGGGTGTATCTTTCCAGTCATAAGGTGCATTTGAATTAGAATATTGCCATTGACATTGACAAAATAACCCAGTGAAAACTACATGGAAACTAATAACTTCTCCTAAGTTAGCAGAAACTAAATCTGCAACGTCATAAGTAAAAATAGGGGGTTGATAAACAGCCACTTCATAAGTATGCTTAAAGGGAAGAGCTCCCGGTAGCTGAACTGATAAAATCAGTTTTCCTAAAGTGGCACCAAGTAATTCAAGTCTAAACCATCCGTGTTCTTTGTGTTCAAAGAACGTTCCTACAATGCCTTGCTCAAACGCACCATCGTTCTTTGATATCCTTACATCACTTGGCACTACTGTTAGAGTTGTTAAAGGCGTCTTACCATCTACTGAGCTAATAAACGGTCCTATGTTCAGTGGATAATTTCCGCCATTTAATGGAATCAAATCTTTCTTCTGCCACATATTTCAGTTCCTTCCTTTATTACTACTACATTTGCTTGACTATTTTTAAATGATACACAAAACTAAATTTTTAATGTTCACTGACAAGTTGTAGTTTATCACAAAATGTTTAGAATTTTTTATGTTTCAATATGCTCTTTGTAAATGTTACTATAGTTAATTTAGATTTATAAAAGAATTATTATAGATTTATATAGTTGATTTATATCGTCTAAAATGCAAACGTATCTTTTCATTAAACAGTGATTATTTTCTCTTTATAAATATTATATATAATGATGTAATCAATTTATATGAAGTAGAGGTGTAATATGCGATGTCCCGATTGCAATGAAATTAAAGATGCAATGAGAAGAATTCCGATAGAAATTGTTGATAAAAAGACAAAAGAGATAATTGAAGTTGCTTATGGAGAAGTTGTATGCACTGATTGTTTTGTTAATAGGTATAAAGATAGAACAAAATTAACTATATATGTTTGAGCATAATTTTGTTTGAATTGATTAAAGAACGATTAATAATATTAACAAGGAAGATGGGATGGACTCAACAACAACTATAACAAATGTATGGACTTTTTTAACTAGTATTGGTACTGTAGAAATTGTAATTGTTTTTTTTGCTATTTTTGTAATTTTAACAATTTTTATTTTGATTACAAAACCTAGCTTTAAGATAGGTAATAATTTTATTTTATTTTGTCAAAAATCAAAAAAACTTGTGTTGTCACATTCATCATGCGTACATAATGTTGATTTTTGTCATATTGTGATAAAGACTACTGAAGTTGTTACAAAAATATGTTATATTGATTTCAAAGAATGCATTGATCGCCAAATGATGTATGTTGATGGGAGAATATTTGTTATTAAATCTTTGATACTTAATGATTATGCAAAATTATTAAAAAATAAAATAAATAATAATGTGCAGATTATGGTTCATGAAGATTATGTCATATATAATAGACTAGTTGAATCAATGTTACTAGAAGATGTTAAACATACAATAAATCTGTCTTTTGTAAATGATAGTTTTGGCCTATTATCGCATGTTGACTTTGAAGTTTATGTTAATGATAAGTTTGAGTATATTTATCAAATTAGTAATGAGTTTATGGATACATGGTATATTAGTAGTAAAATGAATGTGACCAGAGAAGAAATAAGACAATCTACATTGTTATTAAAGCCAAAAATGTTTCAGATTTATTTTGATATTTATGAAAAAGCTGTGAAAATATTGCAAGAAAAAGAAGATCGAAAAAAAGAATTACAGAACGAGTTAGATAGTTTTTTTGAAAAAATTGTTGGAATAGAACGCAAAATTTAGTTAACAGATTAAGGAGATTAATTATGCCAATTTATGAATTTGTATGTAGTAAATGTGCTTTAAAGTTTGAAGAAACAAAAAAATATGATGACGATGATGCAAATTGTCCAATATGTAATGAAAAAGCTGATAAGATAATATCAATTACAAACTTCACTGGAAGTGCTAAGTCAGTTGACATTTTTATTGGAAAAGATGCTGACCATCGATGGTCAGCTATACAGGAAAGAAAAATTAATCGCGATAAACAGCAGTATGGTTCAGTTTCATCTAAGGAAATTAAAATTAAAAATAATCAAAGAATTTCTAGTATTTTAGATAAACAAAAAAATGCATGTAATATTATTGAAAAGGCAAAGCAAGCTGCTGGAATTACAAAAAGAGATGAATTAAATCATGTTTTGAAAGGATAATTATGCTAAAAATTTTAATTTCGTCTAAATTATCTAAATTGATAGGTAATAAGATTACAAAAAAGATTGCTGCTGATTGGGAAGAAAAATTTGTTTATCATACGACACCAACTGGTCATCGTACTAAAATACAAGTTAAAAATTTGTCGCCAGAAGAAAAAGAAAAATATAGGCCTGCTAATTTTAAACATGAAAGACAGTTTAACATGGTAATTCCTGAAATTCAGCAATCAATAGCTAATTATCAAAAAACTGGATCTCCTGCTGAATTTAGAAAGTTACATGCTAATTTTCAACCGTTAATACTTAGTAAAGTAAGAAAGATTATAAATAGACATCCAGGTTATTCGTGGTCAAAATTTGATGTTCAAGATTTAAAGTCTGCAGGCGACATTATTCTTCATAGAGCAATTATCAATGCTGATCCAAGTAATCAGGGTATTATTAAGTATTTCGATATGACTCTTTCAAAACAATTGATAGGTAAAGCTAGACAATTTTTTGAGCCACATCATATTGAGATAGATGCAAAAGATAGAAGATTATTACGTGAAGTTAAGCAATATTTAGTTAGACATTCAGGTGAGCAGATAGATTATGAAACTCTTGCTCGTGAAATTAATGCAGATCCTACGTCTAAAATAACACATGCAACGCCTGAACTTATTGTTGATTTACTTAGTACTACTGGAAAAATGTCGTTAGATGAGCCAATTGCAAAGGAAGAAGGACCCACTTCTAAGCATGAAATTTTAGGTGGTGAAGCTCTTTCAGGTGATATACAAAGAGATCAATCAGCTGAAGACGAACGAATTACTAGTAAAATTAAAAAAATAATTCAAGATAGTATAAATGCAATAGAAGATCCAATGCAAAGAAAAATTATAAAAATGAAATATGGTTTATCAGAAGAACATGGGCCACAAGAATTAAATCCTAAAGAAATTGCAGAACTGTTAGGTAAAAAAAGGTCTTATGTTAGACGTCAGATTGAAGCAGCTGAATCTGCATTAAGAAGAATGGATGAAATTAAGAGACTAAGACAAAGTAGATCGGTGTTACTAATAATTAAAGCATTTGATAAGCATATAAGATTTGTGTATGAGCCAAAGACGATTGTAAAAGTTGCTGCAAATGTTGTTAATGTTGATGAATTTATTGTTACAAAGTATTCAAATCAATTAGTTTGTAGTTGTGGAAAAGATTGCTTTCATAAAGATGTTGCAAGTAAATATTTTTAAGTGAAAATAAATGCCTAAATTACAAAGTAAATTAGTTCAAATTGAAAGTAAAGAGACTACATCATCTTTTGAAGACATTTTTAATAATTTTATTAATAATATCATAGAAGAAGATGAGGTAGTTGATATATTAACTTTTGTTGAATCTCCATATTATTTAAATATTAAAACATTACAACCACCTCAGAAATTCATATTAAAGTTTTTTTACAATTTGAAATTAGATGACAAAGAGAAAATAATACAGTTAAGATCGTTTCCTTACGATGAAGAAGGTAAGCTATTAACAGAAAAAGAGTATGCTTTATATTTAATCAATCAAAAACGAACAAATATCTCAACTACAGATGATGTTTTCAATTATTGTGCAAAAGAACTATTATTAGCTTGTGGCAGACGAGGTGGTAAGACTTTTTTGGCATCAATAATTTCTGCGTATGAAGCTTACAAGTTAATTATTAAAGACAATCCTCAAGCATATTATCACATGGCTGAAGATGAAATTATTAAAATTGTCAATGTTGCATCTAGTGGTGATCAGGCATTAGAATTAGCTACGCAGATTCAAAATAGAATATTCAATTCAGAATGGTTTTTACCGTATATTGCAAGCTTTAATGATAGTGAGCTCAATTTAAGAACAAAACATGATATTAAAAAGATGAAGAATGAAGAAAAATTATATGGTAAACCATTAAAGAAACGATCAACAATTAGAATTGAATCATTATTATGTTCTGCTAGAGGCTCTAGAGGTGGATCAGTAATTGTCGCATTATTTGATGAATTAGCTCATTTTGTTGATAATGAAGGCAATAGAGGTGGTAAAAAAGTATATGAAGGTTTGACGCCATCAGGCGCAACATTTGGAAAAGATAGTAAGATTATTTGTATCTCGAGTCCATATACTAAGAGTGGTATATTTTATGATTTATTTTTAGCTTCGTTTGAAGACAAAGAAACAATAATGCTTCAGTTACCGACATGGGAAATGAATCCAAATATTGAGTTTAGCTTTTTAAAAAATAGATATAAGAAAGAGCCTGATGCATTTTGGACTGAATATGGCGCTCAGTTTTCAACAACTGTTACAGGATTTTTCAAATTCCCTGAAAAGATAGATGAATGTATTAGCATTATTAAATATGAAGATTCGTATGATGAAGAAGGAAAACTAAAGAAGATTCCAATATATAGATCTGAAACTGAAAGAGCTCCCGGTAGATTTAGATATTATGTTGCGCTTGATCCAGCAACTAGTGGTAATGGTTATGCTTTGGCTATGGTGCATTGTGAACAAGACAATATTGGTAGACAAATAGTTGTAGTTGATAAATGGATAAGATGGTCTGTCGATGATCCAGAATTTTCTGCTTATGATTTTATTGATATAGAGATAATTGATAATTATGTAATTAAATTAACTAAAGATTTTAGAGTTTCAAAGATTGTTTATGACCAATTTGAATCTGCTGCATCTATTCAAAAGTTTATTAAGCTTGGGATTGACGCTGTAAAGACTCATTTTTCTAGACAATATAATATGAAAATTTTTAAGAATTTACGATCTATTATATATGATAAGAGGTTATCTATTTTAAATAATCAAGACGGTATAATGGAATTAAAATATCTGCAAGAGAAAAAAATTGGAAAGAAACAATTCATGGTTGAAGCACCAAAATCTGGAGATGTCACTTCTGATGACTATGCAGATGTTTTGGCAAATGCTGTTTCAGTTGCAATAGAAGAAGAATCAGTTGCATCACCTGCTAGAATTTCATCAGTTTCAGTTTCAGTTGGCGGTCCTCAAATAGCAACTGCTAATATTACTAGAAGTGGCAATACTGGAAGAATGCAAGGCTCTTTAATGGATAGAATGATTTTAGCAAGAAGATTAGGAATACGAAGATGAGCTATAATGATCAAGTTAAAGCATATCAAGAACTTAGACGACAGATTGTAAGTCATGTAAATTCATTGTCTAAAGATGCAGCTACATTTTATCAATATTTATTAAAAACAAATAGTTTAATTAATAAATTGCCTAATGATATTGGCTATAGAAAAAATAGAATAAAGTCAAATACAAGTAATTTAATACAATTAGTTGATCAACTAAAACTTGAGTTGCAATATCTACAAAATGATTGTGATATGCAAATTCAAAGATTGATCATGCTATCAAATAGACAATTTAAGGAGGATAGAAATGCGCGTAAATCAAATGCCTGATTGGCTAGATAATTTGATTACAAAAGAGAGTCATGAAATAGTTAAAAAAGCTCAAGATGATAAAGTTAAAGAGTTAGAGAAAAAGATTCAAAATGCAAAAACTCCAGAAGAATTAGATGCTATTGAAAAAGAACTTCAAGAATTAGAAAAAAGTGCAGGTAATACAGATGAGACTGCAGATAAAGATGAGACTTCAAAGCCTGCAGATAAAGATGAAGCTTCAAAACCTGCAGATAAAGATGAAGCTTCAAAACCACCTGCACAAGGTGAAGAAGCAGGTGCAAAAAATAATAAAATTATTGATAAACATGATGAAATTGAAGGAAAGTTGTTAAATGAAATAGAAAAGTTAAATGATCAATTAGGTCTTAATAAAATTATTGATTTGAATACGACGATGAATACTGCTAATACTAAGTCTATATTGAAAGGAGTGCGAAAATTTTACTCGTGATTTTAAAATCATAAGTTTTCTTTTTCGCGTAAGATCATGAATAAGATTCCGCGTATAAAGTTTATTAAATCATCAACAGCGCTAAAGCAAATTTCAAAATCGGCGGAAGCTATTGGTCGTCCTAAAAGAGTAATTAGAGATGAAGCGATTAGAGAGACACAGCCAATAATACAAACTGAACAGTATAGAGGGCCTATCAGAAAGCATAATGAAAAGGCAATAAAAATTGTAAATCATTTTGCTAAAAAAGCATCTGCTGACATTAGACAAGGCACGCCTTTATTTTATCATCCAGATTTTGAACCGTCTTCATTAATATTACCAAAAGATAGAATTGAAATAAATAGCTGGTGCAATTATTTTTATAAATATGATGCTTTAGTGTCAACAGCTGTTGATATGCATTCAGAACTACCACTATCAAAAATTCGGTTAGATGTTCCCAAAACGCCAAATAAAAAATTAGGAAATAGAATTCTTGAACATTATGTTGACATGATTGGCAATACTGGCATTGACTTATTTAACAAACTTTTAATGTTTGGTGTTGAATATCATAAATTAGGAAATGTATTTCCGTGGGCTCAAGCTAATTATGACAAAACAAAATGGGTCAAATTAACATGCTTAAACCCTGATTATGTTCATGTTGAAAAGTTAGCATTAACAAATGCTATTAATATCAGTTTAGTACCTGATGATAGATTAAGACATATTGTGCATGCCGGTCCTTATGATCAAAAAACAGGTAAATTATATCAAACATTGTCTGAAGAAGCATTAGAATATGTTATTGCAGGAAAAGAAATACCATTGTCGACTGATCCTAATGATGGATCTCATGTCACTCATTTAGCTAGAAAAATAGCTGATTATGTTGACTGGGGCACATCAATAATTGAAAGAAACTTCAAAACTTTAGTTTATAAAGATAGATTGCGTCAATCTCAAGATGCTATTGCAACAAGACATTTGACGCCAAAACATTTAATTTGGGCTGATTTAGCTAGTAGAGCCGATGTAGGTGAAATTAGAGAACAAGTTGAAGATGCAATGATGAATCCTGACCAAGCAATCATTACAAACTATGAGCTTCATTGGGAACTAATAGGAACAAGTAGTGGTTTAATGCAACTTGCGACTGAAAGAGAATGGATAACTGAAGATCTTCTTATTGGATTGATGATTAACAAGAATATTTTATTGGGTGAAGGTAATTTTGCAGCTGGTCAATCTGTGCTTGAAGTATTAAATCAAAGATATGCAATATTTAGAGAGCTATTAGAGTGCTATATTGAGAAAAATTTGTTTTTGCCAATTGCAAAAAATAATGGATTTGTTGATTATGCACCTGGAACTGTTAAGAAAGAGAAAAGATTAGTTTATTTGTATCCAAAAGTACGATGGAACAGATTAAACTTAACTGATGATACACAGCATAAACAAATGCTTGGTCAAGCAGTTTCTGAAGGAAAATGTGATGTAGGTACATGGTTAGAATATTTTGGATTAAATTCAGATTCTATTGCAGAAAGATTGAAAGCTAATGAAGATACAGTTTTAGATCCAACTTATAATGAATTACGTAGGTCAATAATGAATGAGGTTGGAAGATCATTAGGCCCAGCAGTTGCAAAAGTATATGCAGACGCTTATGGTCTTGAATTGCAAGATCAAGGTGGTGGAATGGGAATGTTTGGTTCTAGTAAAGTTCCAATAACTAAGTTTGGCAAGGAATTTGATATCAATTATAACGATGATGGGTCTATGAGTGTTAAACCTCAAATGGTTGTTGAAAATTACGAAATTAAAAATAAAACTGCTGAGACAAGAGACGAGCGCAGACACAATAGAGAATTAAATAAATCAAATACAAACATTGAAACTGTAAAAGACAATTTAGAAGAAATAAAAACAATTGATAGTGATAAATTGAAACCTCCACGAGATGATTTGAGAAAAAAGAAAGTACCAAGGATATTCAAAACTACAAATAATTTAAATAACATTTTTCATGCAGCTAATTTGAGTAAAGATCAAGATAATAGTATTACATTTGATGAAAAACCAATAAGTGAAATAAGCGTAGAATATGATGATATGTCAATGTTACAATCGCCTGATAAAGTTGATGAAGTAGTAAATAAAAATCAAAAAGTTGAAAATGAGAAAAAAGAATTTTCACAAATTTTAGAGAAACAGGGCGTAGATCAACACACAAGACAACTTGTTAGATCGTCTGAAGAAGAGATAGTTAATAATTATTATAAATTAGCTAAACAAGTTGTAAATAATGATTTGAATGACACTATTAATAAACGTATACATCAAATCTATACAGGTTTATATCATTCAATAATAAATCCAAATGAAACAATGTTTAAGTCTGCTCAAACCATAAAAGAATTGCTTCTTCATGATGTAAGAAGTAACAGTTCTAAATTAATACAGAAGATTGAAATATTGTCGACAGCAAATAGAAAAATTGCTCAGAAAAATGATAATGTTGCAGTAAGATCTCAAGAAGTTTTTAAATTAAATGAAAACAGTATTAGAAAAGCATTTAGAAGTACAGTTACTGAAATTGCTAAAGATTTAAGAGGCTTGCTCTCATGACAAAGATAGCTGTATTGATTGATTTTTTAATTTCAAATACGCCTATTGCTATAAAAAGTAAAGCTAAAAGTTATCAGCCAAAACTTGTAAAAGCAAGTAATGGTAAATTTTTATACACTGTTGGCGATTATATTGTACGAATTAAAATACCTACTATAAATAAAAAGTTGTTAACAAAATTGACAGAAAAACAAATAGTTAAATTAAGAAATATAAAAAATAGAAATATATTAGTTAGTTGCACATGTAATTATTGGAAATGGAATGGGCCAGATTATAATGCAATATCAAAGGGATATAGTGAAAGATCATTTTCTGATTTAAGTGAGCCTGAGATTAGAGATCCAGAGCATAAAAATTTAATTTGTAAACATACTTATGCTGCGTTAAAGTCGATAAAAAAAGACAATCCAATTATTGATTAAATAGTGTGTCATTTCTTTTATTTTTAAATTATTATTTTATAATTTCTAAATTAATACACAGTAGTGATTATCGGAAGTGCTCTTGGAGTTGTCTAGTTGTAAATAGAAACGTTGAAGAGAGAAGTTACTTTTGTAACGATCAATTGTACATTAATATGATGAATTCTAAAATTTAATAGGAGATTGCATTATGTTTGAAAAACAAGGTGCCATATTTGCAATAAAAGAATCTAATAGAATTAAGACTGCAAAAGATTGGGCTGATGTTATTGATAAAACATCAACTGCTGACGGCATTATAATTAATAAAAATATACAACCAAATAACGATAAAAAGGTTGTTTGTGAGATTGACTTAAATAATTTTATATATATCCACACAACAATTATGGCATCAGTTGATCTACAGCCAGAATCAGATTATTGGATTACAAAAGACACTGAAAAGTATATTAATACAAATGGTGATGCATGGCAAAGGTCAGTATTACTTAGTGATTATTTAACTTTTGTTGACTCAGGCATAGTTTATGTTGAACATGACCAACATCCAGAAAGAGCAAAAGGAAAAGTGTTAGATGCAGTTGCTCGAGATATGGGTGATACAATTCTTATTGATTTATTGTTTTGTGTAGATAAGAAAAATAAAGATTTAACACATAACATTGAGATTGGATTTGCAAATGCAGTTTCAATGGGATGCACAACTAAATACACTATTTGTTCTATTTGTGGACATGTAGCACATGATGAGAAACAATATTGTGCACACATTAAGAGCCAGAAAAATCAAATGGTAAAGTGTGTAGATGGCGAGTATAGAAAAGTTTGTGAATTATGTTTTGGAAATACATTTTACGATTGTTCAATTGTTGTTAATCCTGCTTTTGCTGGTGCAGTTTTTAGAAAAATAGTAGCTGCTGATAAAATTTCAATGCAATTATTATCAAACATTTTATGTAGAAGTGTAAATGAATCAGAATTTAGAAGTCAAATCTTGAAAATTGCATCAAAAAATGGTGTTATTGAGCATGCAATTGAAAGATCTGAAGATGATCAAAACAATAAATCGTATGACATTGAAGATACAAAATTTGATGATATTCCGTATAATGATCAGCACAACACATTAGAAAAATTTGATGAACAACAATCTGAAGGTGTTATTGATGCAGGAAAAGGCAAAAAGAAAACTGCTAAATGTGCTGATTATGGATCTCTTGTAATATTGAATCAAAATTATAATATTCCTTCTCAAGATAGAGTTGCAAAGAGTGTGTTGAATTTTATAGGTAAAGACATTGTTGGTCGATTAGTCGGTAGAGAAGATAATAATTGTGCTATTTATTTTAATAGAATAGGTATGGTTAAAAATATTCCATCTAATATAGTATCAAACTATTCTATTGACTTTAATAAATCAGCAAAGAAAAATGATGATGATGTATTGTCAATAAATAGAAAAGGCACATTTACAAATGATTGCAGATTTCAAGTACTAAAAGTTGAGGATGATTCAGTTGAAGTTAGATGGCTTGATGGTCCTAGAATGGGCGAAAAAGAAACTTTGAAAAAGAAAGAATTTAGTAGTACAAATATTAAATGGGCTAGTACTAATTTAGCTGCATCATTTGATGCAAAGTGGAATGGTAAATTTTATCAATTAAATAATGCAAAATGGAATGAAAAAATTGCCAACGTTTTAGATCAATTTGAGTCTCATATTGACAATGTACAGCACGATATGACTTATGTAATGCCAATAACAAAGAAAAACAAATATTCAAAATCATTTAAAATAACAACAAAAATAGCAAGCAATACTTTTAAATTTAATGCAACTGTCAATAATGATAACATTCATATTGATGTCAATACTACGTCATGGTAAAATGGTTCAATAGTTGTAGTCTGCGTTTGTGTTTACAATAAGATTAAAATTTAGATTAAGTAATATTAACTTTTATTTTGGTTGAAACATGTGCGTGTCACTTAATGTGACTGTAATTTGTTTCAGATGTTTTAATTTTAGTTTAGATATTATTAGAAAGTTAGATAAAAGAAACTGTGACTTACATCAAAGATTATCGATAATTAACGTAACAAAGGAGAAAATAATATGATTTGGTCAGCGAGGGTTCATAAGTCGGGCAGTCAGATTCAATTGCTGAAAAATGGCAGTGTTTCAAAAGTTATTAAGGCAAGTGCTGATACTTTTGAGCCATGTGATTCAAGAAAGTTTGCTGAGGATTTAGTGACGTCATTGAATCAAAAGGTTGCTAAACAGATGACAGATCCGAGCGCAAAACCAGCAGTTGATTCTAAAGCAGAAGTTCAGAGTAAAGTTATGGATGTTTTGACTCATGATGCAAAAGGTATATCTCCAAAAGAGGCTTCAGTGATTTTGGATGAAAATAAATTATTGAAGAAAAAAGTTGCAAAACTTGAAAAAGATGCAGTTATTGAGAGAAAAGCTCGTAGAGCATTGTCAATCACTAAAGAGATGGTCAATCAGGGAAAAGTTGCAAATAATGAAAGTGCAATTAAGAATGAAGTAATGAAGATTGTTGCAATGGCAAACGATGAAATCAATTTATTTGAGAAAAGAGTTGCGAACACTCCATTATATACTTCAGTTGATGAAGCAAAAGTAGCTGAAAGACGTTATGCTCGTATGTCAAGATTGCATAAACAAGCTGCTGAAGACGCTGAACTTGCTGGAAATACTGAAGTAGCAGATGCAGAAGACATGAAAGCTGCAAACTATGAACAATTATCAAAGGAAGCATCTGCTGAAGCTGAAAAATATTACAAACAGATTGAAAATGCAACAGTTGATTCTTCAAAACCTAATGATATTGCAAATCAGGTTAAAAAACAGCCTTCAGGCGTTGATGCTAAAGGCAAGAAAAAAGCATCTGATGTTGATGATGTTGATGATGTTGATGATGTTGATGATGTTGATGATGAAGAAGATTTTTTGGAAGAACTTGATGATGATTCTGTAGATAACGACGATTTTGAAATTGAAGCTGCATCAGTAATTTATCGTAAAATAGCTTCAAGTCATAGAAAAAAAGCTGAACAATTAACTGCTGAAGGAAAATCTGAACAAGCGGTAGTTGAAAATGAAATTGCTAAGGAAGCCGATGAATTAGCTGATAGTATTGAACCTGATGATGAAGAATTTAGTGAAGAAGAGTACAAGAAAGAAGCTGCAAATATTTATCGTAGAATAGCTACTGATCATAGAAAGAAAGCTGATGAGTATGAAGCTGAAGGAAAAACTACTGAAGCAGATGTAGAAGATGAGGTTGCAGATGAATCTGAAAAGCTTGCTGAAAATATTGAATCTACACTTATTAAGGATGCTGAAGTTGCAGCAGTACCAGTTGATAAACAAGCTGTAGTACCAGTTGATAAACAAGCTGAAGTACCAGTTGATAAACCTGTTGAAAATATAGATGCTATTGGTGAAGTTGCAGATGATAAAGATGCTGATAAAGAAGCTAAGACAAAATGTTCAAATGATGAAGAAGACGATCCATTAGCGGAGTTCTTAACTGAAGACGACCTTAAAGAAGCAAATGTTGCAGAAGAAACTCAAGATGAAGGTATGCCGTCAGATGAGGAAATTGATGCAGCAGTTGGTTTAGAAGAGCCTGAGGAAGTAGATGTAGAAAAAGATGCAAGTTCTGGTGATGTCAAGAAGATAGCAAATGAAGGCTATGGCAAAAGTGGACTTAGTGACAGAGAAGAACATAATTCTTATTCTAATGATCCTCAAGTTCGGGAGATTGAAAAAATGTTGTGGCAGAAAGACTAATTGCTACAATAAAGTATGAACAATAAACAATAATAATCCATAACTGGAGGTTTTAAAATGCTTATTCTTAGATATCCAGGTAATAGAAACACGCTGTTCAATCTTAATGCAGCGGCTTTTGCAAGACCTAATACAGATGCTGAAGCAGGTCGCGTTCTTGGTCGTATACCTGCAAATGCTCCGCTAGGTGCTCTTGGCGGTATGTTTGCAATGATGAGCGGAAATTATGAAGTTACTATTTGCGGTAATAATCCAAATGTTCCGACTCCAATTGGTATTTTTGTTCTTGATGCAGCAGGGGCTGCTTATGAGAATACACCAGCAGTTGCATCTGGCAAGTTGGCAGTTATGACTGGTCCAGGTTCTTATGAGACTGACATTTATGAAACTGTTAAAGAAGCCAATGTTCCACTTGATGTTGCGTGGGCAAATGCAATTGGTTTGCCTTTATATGTTTCTGATTTTGGTCTATTAACAACTGAAAGTACTGGATCTATCATTGTTGGTTATGTTACAAAAGCACCAACAGCTAATAACCCATTCCTTGGCTTCAATACTATTATCTAATAGTAAATAAGTGAATGTTTTATTAGAAACTAAAAACAACAGATTTGTAAAACTTTATTAAGGAGAAATTTAAAATGAAACTTACACCTGTTCAAAAAGAAGCTGTCATTAACAAGCTTCTTCAAACAAATGAGGGAAAAATGAGACTAGCTGCATCTATGCAGAACCCTCTTCGTGAAAGATTGGACTATGAGGGTGTTTTCCGTCGGGCAGTTGTCGTTGATCCTCTACCACAGGGCGCTCTTCCTTACTATGACAAAGACATTAACGTTCCAGCTATTGTTATTGCAGAAGAAGGAAAAACACCTGAAACTATCGTTAAAGGAAAACGTATCCTTATTCCATTGTTTGAACTTGGCTCAAACCCAAAAATTCCATTTACCCAGGTAAAAGAAAGACGTTATAATTTAATTGACCGTGCTCAGGACAAAGCAAAACAGGAAATTCAGGCCGCTGAAGACGATCTGGGCTTCTCAGCTTTTGATGTTGCGCTTGCACAGGTTGATCCTATTACTGGTCTTCCTTTCAATGCTACAATCGGCGCTGCTGGTTCACTTGATCGTGACGCACTTGCAGATGGTTTTGCAGAAGTTGAAAAGCATGACCTTCGCGTTGCTCGTATGTTCATGAATGCACGTGACTACAGTGATATCAGAAAATGGGGTCGCGATCAGCTGGATCCTGTGACTCAGAGATCTTTATTCAATACAGGCCTTCAGGCAATGATTTGGGGAGCAGAAATTATCGTATCACGTGTTGTTCCTATCGGGACAGTATATGTATGCGCAGAAGAAAAGTTCCTTGGCATCATGCCTCAGCGTATTGACATCACAGTATTGCCTGCTGATGATCCTGATGCACGATTAGTCGGATGGTCGATTTTCGAGCAGATAGGAATAGGTATCTGGAATCCTAGAGCAACTTCGTCAATATTGATTACTAGGTAATCTAGCAGATTAAATTGTCAGTTTAGATAGCAGTCATTTAAATGACTGCTATTTTTTTGTCTTCAGATAGTCGTTTAGTAGGCTGGACCATATTTGGCAATGTTGCATAGAAAATTATAATTGTACAATCAATGATGTATTTAATATATATTATTGATAAGGAGTTAAATATGATTTGTCCAGTTTGTTACAATAGCTTTAGTAATTTACGATTGCATTTTTCTATGACTAATTGTAGGTTACATGAACAATATTTAGAACACGATATTCAAAAAGTGAAAAAAGTTGTTGAATCTATTTTTAATTTAAATTTAGCAATAGGTGGCATTTGTCATAAAATGAGACAACAGGAATATGTATGTGTTTGCAATACCAAATTTATAAAAAATACATGGATTGAAAAATTTGGTATTGATGAGTTTAATAAAAAAATTCAATTGCTTGAAAAGTATAGAGTAGAAAATCAACGTAGAGCTGTCATGTATAATAGTAAAATGAATAGTATTAGATTTGACACTGACGCAGTTAATATAGAAAAAGAGATTGAAATTGCATGTTATAAAAATGATTCATTTAAGCAAGTACGACTAAGAGATGTAGTATGTCAAGAGTGCGGTAAAAAAGATGAAAAGCTAGATGTACATCATATAATACCACGAAGATTATTTGAACGCTATGACTTTGAGCAGCATCATCCTGATAATCTTATATTATTATGTGCACGATGTCATTCTACTATTGGTCAAGAGCTTGATGAAATAATTATTAATATATTTGTATTACACATTAAGATGATGTGTCCTGTGACTTATGAGTATGTGCTATATCAATTACGTACACAAAAAAAGACTATATTTAAACGAAAAGTTGGTACGCCTAAATTATATAATGTGACAGTCAATGACGTTGATAAAGCAAAAGTTGATGGAAAAGTTATGATTTCAAAAGCTATAGAGTTAATGCCGAATGTACCAAAACAGCATATAGTTAAAGCTTGTAAAGATAATAATATGACTTATATTAATCCTAAATGTTTGACTAAGAATTTGAAGACAAAGATATGTCCAGTATGTGGTTGGAGTGGGTCTTTTAGATTTTCAAAACATGTTATGAAAACAGTTGATGAGCAACATTTATCTTTTTTGATAGTGTTAGAAAAATTGTATATTGATGATAAATTAGGTTGTGATAAAATAGCAGATATGTATAATCAATATAATTTTACACGCGAGATTGTTGAAGCAGTTTTGAAAGATGCAGGTATA